TTGTTTAATGATGCATTTGAAGTAAATTCTAAAACACCTGATTTATTAGTAATTGATTTTGTTGTTTCTATATTATTTGAATTCTTTGCTTTTAATTCTATAATAGAATTATTTGTATTTTTTATTATGAGTTTTGTATTATCAGAAGAGGAAGAACCTATTATAATATTGCCACTAACATCTAAACTACCTGTTGCATTATTTGTTTTAATTTGAATATTATCATCAGTTATAGTGAAATCATTGGTTATTTCAAAATTATTAATAATATTTGACATATAATATATATTTTTTTAATTATTTTTTTAATTATTTTTAATTATTTTTTAATGTTTCAATAGAAACATTAAAAAATAATTTAAGAGAATGGTCCAGTTGGTCTTTGTCTGTTTTCGACAACAAGAGGTTTCGGCATATTATAACCAGGTTTTTCGAAGAATTTCAAATTATCCAGTTGATTCAATCTTGGATTTGGCTTTCGGAAAGTTTTTACTAAATTACTAGTGCCAATTCCAAAAAGATAACTTTCTAAATCAGCCGTATTATTGGATAATATACTATGTGTATAAGCGCCTGCCATATTTCCTGCATTTATACCTAAACCAGGTAATACAGAAGTTTTTGGTATTTTTTTATTTTTAAATACTAAATAATCACTATTTAATCTATTTGCTGTTGTTTCTTTACAATATAATCCGGGTAAATTTTTTAAACTTGTAGATGCCATTTTTTTGATATATTATAAATATAAAAAAATAATACAAAATAAATTATAAAATAATAATTAAAAGTTGGAGAGAATTTATTGAATGTTTTCTAAAAGTATTTTATAATTTTTAGCTGTTATTTCGGCATAAATATTAAAATCTTGTAAGCATTTATGGAATAAATAAAACAAATCATAACGAAATAAATATAAGAAAATAACGTCCTTTTCCATTTTGAAAGGCATTCTTAATGTTTCTTCAACTTTGTTTAAAATCTTATCTATTTGTTGGTGGTTTTTTAACTCTTTATAAATTTCATTGACTTTATCTGATAATTTCTTGAAAAAAGTTTCATCGTTATTTTCAAAATCATCTTTCATATTGAATACATGTATGATTTCTTTTCTATAGAGAGTATCCGAAGTGTTTTGGTTGTCAAAATTCTCTCTATAATTTAATTTATAATCGAAATTGTATTTTAACATTTTATAATAATAATTTTTTGTTTTTATTATAAAATAATCTCAATATTTATTTGTGTTTTCTGTTGAAATAATCATTGTCCCGTGTGATTTCTCTGGATGGGATTCCACCGCGCACCCATCCTTTACTAGCAGAATCTTCAATCAAATTATCAGGATTTTGGATAGATTCTCTCAATGAAGGAACCAAATCAACATCCATTGTTCTAAAAGATTTTTCAGTGACATTTTTGCAACTTTTTTTGTCGCCAACATATAATCCCTGTTGCAATTTAGATTCTTTGACTGGTTGTGGTCGCCCTTTAGCCAAGTAAGGGACAGTTTTGAATGGTCTTTCGTGAAGACTGATTCGGCATTTCGGGTTGGTTTGAATAGTACCGATGCGTAAATTGGAGTCGCTATCAATATTGCAACCACCGGCACCCCCATGACCACCCTTGTAAAATACATTGGGTTGCTTTGTGGCGAAACTAATAGGTTGTTTCATACCGCAATATTTTTCGAAGTAATTTTGTGTGGAGTAAGTACCGAAGTTATTGTTTTGGATATCTCTTTCAGACAAACCACAGACGTCGTCGCCAATTCTTGTTAAATTATCAAAAGTGAAATTGTATAAACTTGCCATTTGTATATATGTATTATAATATTTTTTTTTAAGTTTTGTAAAAACTTAAAAAAAATATTTAAAAAACTTAAAAAAAAAATATTTAAAACATTGCATTGCCTAAACGTCGCATATTTTTGCTACATTGGACATCGTCACCATCTTTACACGAAGCCATGTTTCCATAACAAAAGTCAGCAAATTTTCTTTGGTCATTTGGTATTTTGGTATTCGGCATAGTATGAAAATTTCGCATTGTATGTTCAAAAGTTAAATTATCTCCTAAATCTCTATATAGTTTTTCATGGTCGGTTAATTGATTTAATAATTCTGGTTTTTGTGCAGTGCTATTAATATTCCTTAAAATAGATTCATTGTATGCTGGCGCTGCTGGTTTTCTTTTATTATTGTATTTATAATCATCCATCATAACGTTCATTAAAGGATTTTTTTTTGTTGGAAATGTATAATTATCTTTCATAATAGTTTTAAAATCTGAAGAATTCATCTTATCTTTACCGAAACCTTCTTTATTTTTAGATTGTACATGATAAAGTATAATAAAAAATAGTATAACGATTATTGATGATACAACCATATTAATAGATTGTGTAATAAAATACCCTAAAACAGTTAAATAAATAATCATTTTTGTTATGGCATTATATTGTCTTTCAATAGTTAGATATCTATAAGGCCATATTTCCATAATTCTCTCTGAATTAAATAATTGAGATATGTCATAAATCCAAAATTTTTCCATTATAAGTTATATATAGTATTTATTATAAAATAAATACTATGTTTTATTATTATCTTCTACCTCGATATGCAGGATCGGCTCATTCATCTACTATATCTATGTCGGGGCCACTTGTACTACCACTTCTCCTACCAGTTATCCTGCCAGTTGTCCTACCACTCATTAAAGGAGGAAACCTAGAATACATATTTTCAATTGCTTCTATTTCACCCTCATCAATTACTCCACCAATAACAAATATAGTAGCAACTTTTTTCATGATAGCGCAATGCATTCTTGGAGCCCATTTAGGTGTTTTCATCATAACAACCATAAAACCTGTAATTTTGGCTATTGCGGTAGGGTTACCGGTAACAGCAAGTAAAACATTTGTTAAAGCTGCACCATAAGCATCACAAACAGGGTTACCAAAACCTAAGTATCTAAATGCTCCTTCGCCGAAAGTATTACAATTACCGGTAAGTAAAGCAGTAAAACCAGCTTGCATAGTAGTTTGTGCTGCTGAACCAGTGTAAAGTATATATATAGCAGAAATTCCCATCGTTATATTTATGAATGTAACGAAAAATTTTGCTGTAATCCATCCACCACCACGTTGCCCACCACCTTTATTCCCTTTTGCTTGTTCTGACATAGCTTTACATTGTTTAATAAAATCTTCGTCATTGACATCTTTTTTTAATCTTTCAATAAAATCACTCATAGTCATTTTTTTACTCATTTCTTCCATTTTTTCATGTTTTTTTTTTTTTTTATTTTTAATATAATCTTCATAAATTAAATAAGACATAAATTTTGGATGATATTTTTTTTTATATTCATTAACCTTTTCACGTATTGGCTTCGTCCGTTGGATTTTTTTTAAACTCTCCATTAATTTTTTTACACCAGGAATCGAATTGTTTCTGATTTTATTTAAAAACTGTTCAAAACGGCCACTGTTTGTCCTTTTTCGGCTTCTTTTTACACTTTTTTTTTTCTTTTTCTTTTTCTTGTTCTTTTTACGTTGTCTTGAAACACGTCGTGTTGAATTACGTCGGGTTGCAGTACTGCGTGTTGAACCACTGCTTCTTGAACTACTGCGTGTTGAACCACTGCTTCTTGAACTACTGCGTGTTGAACCACTGCGTGTTGAACCACTGCTTCTTGAACTACTGCGTGTTGAACCACTGCTTCTTGAACTACTGCGTGTTGAACCACTGCTTCTTGAACTATTCGTACTACTTCGACGTTTTTTTTTACCACTTGTCGAACTATTCGAATTTTTATTTCCTAAAGGCATTATAATATATAAAAATATATAAAATATATAAAAATATATTAAAATAAATTGATAAAATTGATTTTAATTTAATTAATTTTATTATAATAAAAATGACAGAAAGTAGATATCAACGAAAATTGTTTCACTATAAAACAGGGGAACCATTAACACCGCACCCTGATATTATGTCTGGTGATTTATCTTGGGAAATGTTACCCGATAATACTGCGGTTACTTGTCAATTAATAACAAATGATGGAAAAAATATGAAAAAAAACGGCGAGCTTGGAAATGAAATTATTGAAGCGCGTATAATGGACCAAAGATGTTTTAAAACAGATATTTTATATGCTGTAGAATATATAAAATTTGGATTCAAAACGGTGGGGACAACGCGTGCTTCATTGATTAATTCACCGCTTCCAAATGATTTTAAACCAGAATAAAAAGAAAAAACTATATAAATATTTTTATTTTTTTCCTTTTTTTTTATTTTTTTTCTTTTTTTTCATTTTACTTTTTTTAATTTTTTTTTCATCAATATTAAATGTTTTTTGTATGTATTCATCATAATTTTGCATGTTTTGTTGTGATTTTTTCTGTTGCGATTGTTTTATTTTTTCCATAAGTTCTCTTTCTTGTTTTCTTTGTTTTAATTTATTTAACATTCTTTCTTTTTGAGATGATTTTTTTATATTGCTTTTCATCATAGATTGGAACATATTCATATTAACTTTTCCACCTTTTCCGCCCATACCCATTTTACCTAGCATTTTTTCCATGTCTTTCATCCCAGGAGTATTTTTCATTTTTTCAACTAATTCATTTGCTTCCTGCATTAATTCTGATTCTTTTATTTCCCCTGATTTAAGTTTTTGGTCTAATTTTGAACTAACTTTTTTAATCATATTCATAAGTTGCCCAGGATTTTTGAATAATTTTGAAAAAATATCACCAACACCATTTATGTTAGTCGTATCAATATCTAATTCAGAAGCAGTTTCATCTGCGATTTCTTGTGCTAATTTACCAATTTTACCACCCATTAAAGAATTTAAATGGTTTTGAATATCTTCAGGGTTGGGTATATTTTTATTTTCACCAGAAACATCCATATTACTTTGCATATTTTCTTTCATATTATTCATCATTTCTTCAAACATGTCCATATTTGGCATACCATCCATATTACTTTGCATATTTTCTTTCATATTTTTCATCATTTCTTCAAACATGCCCATATTTGGCATACCATCCATATTACTTTGCATATTTTCTTTCATATTATTCATCATTTCTTCAAACATGTCCATATTTGGCATACCAGAAACATCCATATTACTTTGCATATTTTCTTTCATATTATTCATCATTTCTTCAAATTTATTATTAGACATATCAAAAACATCATTCATTGAAGAAATAACTTCTTCCAATTTATTTTTTAATACATCTTCATCAATAGCTTCAAACATTTTTGCAGTATCGCCAAATGTGTCTGTACCTTCAATATTTTTTGATAAAGAAAAAAGTGTTAATTGTAAATATTTCCATATAATATTTTTAGTATTCTCGCTAATTTTTTCTTTCCAAATATCTTTAAAATCGATATTTTTAAAAAATTTTGTATTTTTTTTATTATCTAAAAACATGTCTTCATTTTCATATAATATATCAAAAAATCTCTCCGGAAAAACTGTTTTAAAATAGTTGAAAACAACTTTTAATTTTTCAATATCAGCATCTTTTTTTAAATATTCTAATTCGTTTTCAGTAAATTTATCTTTATATTCTGGGAAAGTAATTAATACATCAGTAATAAAATCTTTCACTATTTTTTTTAGTTCATCTGGAAATTCTTTTAAATTTTTTGTTTCATCGCAATTTTCATCACATTTTTCAGTATTTTCACTCATATTATTTTAATCTATATTAGAATATTTAAATACTAATTTATAGATATTTTTTATTTAAAAAATATTTATAAAAAAAGATGAATTTAAGAATAATATAATTTTGATAAACTTGATAAATTTTGAATAAATTTCATTGAAATTTTTTTTTTTTCAATAGGTTCTTTTGAGATTGTTTTGCGCATATTATCATATGTTTTTAAAACATATTCAGCATTTTCTTTTAAATCCGTAACATCAGAAGAATAATCTTTATTTTCAAAATATTCGTAATCACCTTTTTGTATGACAGTATCATATGGTATTGTTACATAATAATTAAATAAATAAATAAGTTTTATTGGATTATATTTTGTTAAAAGTGTTATTGTCGTTTTTAATGTTTTTATGTCATCATTTGTTTTAAAACTATTTATTAAAAAATCTAAAAATAATATAAATTCATTATTAAAAGTTTTATATATAAATTTTTTATTTTTATCCATATTATAATAATAATTTTATATTTATTTAAATAATTATAAAATTATTATTATATTTATATCATTGTTTTATTATGCATTTCTTTATTTCTTTCTTCTTGTAATTTAGTTAATAATTTTGAAACATTACCAGATTTTATTTTTTCTGATATGAATGTTTCTGGTGGAGTTTCTATTTCATCTTTTAAATTATATGTGGCAAATGAATGCATTTGTCTTAAACCACCTTCACCTTTTGTTGATAAATCATCTGAATTTTGATCTAAATATGAATAATTATCTGATAATGTTGCACCCATTTCATAATTAGAAAATGCTAAAGGTTCTCCACCATTAATTTTATTTTCTTTAGTATTTTTTAAAATGGGATTAAATAGTTTTAAAATTTCATCACCATAAATAATTCTATTACCTCTATTTAAAAGAAGTAAAGCCGGTACTTCTTTTATTTCATTGGGCATTAATAATTCTTTTCCATCGCTTAAAGTTATATAAATTTTATCTTTTATTACTTTTCTTTTATCAATACACAAAAAATGAATATCTTCCTTTATTTTATCTTTACCAACTTTATATAATATTTTTTTGCAATTTTCACAATATTTGCTATAATATAAAACGTAACTCATTTATTATTATAAAAGTTTTTGAATATTAAAATTTAACTTATTAAAAATTTATTAAATTGAAACATTTTATTTTAAATATTTAAAAATATATAAAATAAATTAGTAATAATATATAAATGAGTGAAACAAAATTTCAATTGCCAGAAGTTTCAGACCAAAAAGAAAATAATAATATTTATTCCTTTAGAATAGCTAAATGTAATGTTAGTGTAATTAATGCTATTAGAAGAACATTAATAAGTGATGTAAAAACTGTTGGGTTTAAAACTGAACCATACAATGAAAAAGAAAAAGAATTGGATTCTATTATTATTTATGAAAATACTACATCTTTTACAAATGAAATTTTAAAACAAAGATTAGCTTGTATTCCTGTTCATATAAAAGATTTTGAAAAAACACCAATTGATGATTTAATAGTTTCTTTGGATAAAGAAAATAAAAGTGAATCTATTCAATTTATTACAACAGAAGATTTTGATATAACAGATACTAAAACAAATAGACAATTTTCAAGTGAGCTGAAAAAAAAGATATTTCCACAATCAAGTATAACAAAAGAACATATTTTGTTTGCTAGACTAAAACCGCCTATTTCAAAAAAATCACAAGGACAAAAATTAAAATTTAAATGCAAATTATTTGTAACATCTGCAAAAGAGAGTGGGCAATATAATATTTGTTCAACATCAGCATATAAAAATACAGGAGACAAGGTTAGACAAACAGAAGAGTGGTCTAAAGAAGAAGAAAAATTGAAAAAATTATTAATACCACAGAATGATATTGAAAAAAGAAAAAAAAATTGGTATATTCTTAATAGCCAAAGGTATTTTATAAAGGATAGTTTCGATTTCATTGTTGAAACAATAGGCATCGATAGAAATGAAGAATTATTAAAAAAAGCATGCGATATATTATTTAATTCTTTGGAAACATTTGGAAAAAAAATGGAAGAAGATAAATTTGAAATTATTACAGACCAAATTAAAATTAATAATTCATTTGATATAAAATTAGATGGATATGGTTATACTATTGGAAAAGTTATTGAATATCTCTTACATCAAATATTTTTTAAAGATAAAAAAACTTTAAGTTATGTTGGATTTATTAAAAAGCATCCACATGATGATTATTCTATCGTTAGACTTGTTTTTACAGATGATGGTCAAGCCAACATAGATAATATAAAAAGTTTATTTAAAACTTGTGTTAAGACTGGACAGAGAATTTTCAAACATATCAACGAATCCTTTATCTAACTACTTTTTAATAAAAAAATTATAAATAATTTTTTTATTAAAAAGTTTTGTCCTACTTTTCCCAAAAGTAGAGTTTTGTTAAACTTTTTTTAAAAGTTTTTTTCGTAATGGATAATTGATACAAAACATTAATTTCTTTGGTGGGATGCAATCATGAACATACCCAGTCAAATATTTAAATGTGATTTTTTTATTGTTAGGTTTTAACATTTCTAGATATTCTTTTTGAATATTGTATAGAATTGGTTTGAATTCAAATGGGCACTCCTTAAGACGTTTTTTCTTTAAAATAAATGTATCAACATAATGGTCAAAAAGTTGATAAGTCCATTTATATAATTTTTGTTTATACAATTCAAAATTGTCTTTGTATTCGGGGAAATATCTTAAAAAATTGCGCAATTGGCCACTTTTTCGCAGTGTTAAATATTGTAAAAACATTTTTTGAAGATTACCTTTTAATCTTTTAACTTTTTCATAAGCAATATTGCGAATTTTGGTTCTAACGCCTTCTTTATTATAAATTACAAATCCAACCTCATCAAATGGTAAATTTTCACCAGAACACAATTCAGTAAAATCTAACCAATTAGAAACATTTTTATTAATATTATACAATGTTCTTGGTGTATCAATATCGATATTCTTTTCTTCTTCCGTTACATCAAAAATTTCATTTTCACTGTTAAAAGAATATACTCGTGTTAAAATTAATTTTGGTTTTTCAATATGCTTTACAATTTTATTATCAGGATGCTGTAAAACAAATGAATAACAACATTCTTTATTTAAAATATTGAAATCTAATTTTTCTTCAATACATGCATCTAAAAACATATCATAGAATGTTTTTTGTGTATCAAGATTATAACGACATTTGGCACCAATATTGCTTCTTGTGCAAAATTCCCATCCTGGTGTTGTTTCTCCATTTTCATCTAATTTTTTATTATTATAAAAAATATTAATCATAGTTCCATCCACATATTCGGTAATATAACAATCATTAAATTCATGTTGGGCTATGAAATTATTATAATTAACTGATTTTTGTGGGGCGAAAGCAACAATATTATCGTCATTCATAATAACTGAACGAAATAATCCAACAGAATTTTCATTATCAATTGTTAAATTTTTTTTATTATATTTAATAATTGTAAAATCATTTCTTTTTTTAATAATATAATATTTATTATTTGAAAAATCAGAAACTTTTTTATTTTTTAAAGGTGAAAATTTCATATTTGTTATATAATCAAATTATGACTATTATTTTAAATATATTTTATTTATATTTAATATTCATCATAATTTTATTATTAACCATGTCATTATTTTTTCCACGAGGTTTTTTTGGTGGTATTGTAGTTGAATTTGGACCTGACCAATCTTCTATTGGTTTGCCATAAAATCCATAATAACAATCCATGTATGCTGGCCACTTTTTATCTTCATTTACTTTTTGTGATTTAATTTCCCACCAATCAGCAATAAACGAACCAACAATGTGTCCCCTATTAGTAGTTGGATTAGCTTTGAACAGTTTTAAACCTGTATCAGCTGTAATGTATTTACCTGTATTTTTTAAAATATCTGTCAAGAAATTAAAAAGATGTTGGTCAGAAATTTCTTTATTTTTTAGAATAAATTTACGTCCTATTTCATCAACAGTGTTATCATTTGCCCATTGCCTGCATTTATCTCCAAATTCTTTACTTGTTATAATTCCATTTTTTGCACAATAGTTCCAACAACCACTACACTTATAAGAAAATGCTTTACATGAATAAAACTTTCCACAATTACATAGGTGTTGTATTAGATATTCTTTACAACTTCTAGTAGGCATATTTTATTATAATAATTTATATAAATTATAAATTTTTTATCAATTTTTATCAATTTTTATTATCAACTTTTTGCAGTGTTTTATTAAAAGTTAAAAGTATTATATTTATAGAATATAAGTGTAATGGAAGATACTGAAAATAAATTAGATTTAGATTTAGGGCAAATTATAAAAATAATAGCACCTATAAATGATAATCTTCATCAAAAAATATTTTTTATAGATTATTTAGATGATAAAAAAATAATTTTAATAAATCAAAAAGAAGGAAAAATTATTGAATTAAATGTAAGTGGAAATATAATAACAGATGAAAGTATTGAATCGATTCAAATACTTTATAATCCAAAAGAAAAAGGTTATGCTAGACAAAATAATTTAATTACAGGCGTTAGCATTTCTATAGAATTTGGTGGCGATGGTGTTGTACCAACGATAATAAATGGGGAAATTACAAATTTAGAAGAAGATATGATAGAAATTGAAGTTTATCCATCAAAACAAAAAATTTATATTGATTTTAAATATCAGGGTATCCCGAAAGATTTAAATATTATATCGATTCGTCCATTTGAAAAACCATTAAGCGAAGAAGACATATTGGAAAAAGAAAAAGAAGAAAAAGAGTTGAAAGAGGATAGAAAAGAAAGTTTATTTGATGAAGAAGTTATTTTTGAAGATGATGATTTGGATGATTTAGACTTAAATTATGAAGAAGCTGAAAATATAGAAAATAATGATATATTAATTATTAATGCAAATGATATTATTTTTTCAAAAGAAGATTTGTTAGAGGTTAGTGAAATGGTTAATATTGACGAAAAAAATAAACGTTTTTCAGTTGAACAACAAGTAACTGACTTATTGGATAATTTATTATCAACTGTTTCAGCAAAAAATAGAACAAAAAGAGTAATGAATGAAATAAATAAGACGATTAATAGATTCAAAGAATTACGTTTAGAATTTTCTAATTTTCAGGAAGACGGTGTGATAAATACACCAAAATTAAATTATAAAGAAAAAGAACATAAATCGTTGTTAAATAACTTATTAAATTTAGAAAATGATTTTAAATGGTTAATACCTATTGTAAAAAATAAAAAAAAGTTGTATGATATAAAAGTATTTGGAGAAGAGAAAGTAAATGATTACATCAATGATACTACTGATAATTTCATAGAAAATTTCAATGATACATTAAATTTATATAAGAATGACGATATTAATTCATCAAATGATAAATATAAATTTACAAGAGAAAGATTAAATAATATTCAGAATAATTTTGTTGACCCAAAAATAAAAGAAAATGTAATTTCGAAAATAAAAATTTCATCTGATATTCATACTATTGTTGATAATAATGATAATTTATATTCTAGTGTTTATTCTAATGAAAATTCAAAATTACAGAAAAATTATATACAAAAATATATTACAGGTGAAAGCACTTTACATAAAAATGATTATTCTAATTTTTTTATTGAAAAAAAATTAATAGAAAATGAAAATTTATTTTTAAAAGGTTTTATTGTTATGCCTCAAAAATTTAAAGAATATTCAAAATTATTTTTACCTGAAAAAAATTTATATGAAAAAATTTTATTACATGGTAATGATATTAATTATAATATACTTGAAAATGTTGATTTGGAAAATATTGAAATAAATGAAGAATTTGAAACAACCTTATTACCTATAAATGGAGAAAATCCATATGAAATATCTTTCACCCAAACAAGAAAATATGAAGATAGAAATGATTTGAATATGTATTCTAATTTTTTAAAGTCAATTATTCCGTCAAATGAATTATTTATTAAAAAATCTCATAAATTATATAAAAATAAAACAACTAATATTGGTTTTATTCAAGAATTAGAGCATTATATGATTTATCCAAAAGATATTAATCTTCCACAATACAACGTAATTAATGAGATTATAGATAAAAATATGACAAGAATGAAAAAAATATTGGCAAAAAGAGAAAATAATTATATGAATAAAGCTAAACCAATAATAGAATATAAAAATATATTTTCAGAATTATTTGGTAATAATTTGGGTTTAAAAAAGAACATTGAAGAAATGACTGATTTATACAATATAAAAAATGTAAATACAAATGAATGTTTAAGAAATATTATAAACTATGATGGTGGTAATTGTTTAAACATTATGTTAAGTTTATCACAACAAACATTATATCAAAAAGATAATTTTAATTTAATAATGGAACAACAAATGCAAGAATTAAAAAATGTGGAGGAAGAAGAAATGAAAAATGAGTTATGCAAAGAGTTTGTTTTAACGAAAAATTATAAAGATATAGATCTATTAAAAAATGATAATGGTAAAAAAGAAATTTATTATGACAGAGAATATGATACAACTAGGTATGATATTATGGAAAAATTCGATAAAGATAGAGATATTTTACAAGATGAAGAATTATTACTAAAAATAACTGAACATTTAATTAAAGTTGTTGGTATAGAAAAAAAACAAGCAAAAACCGATGCGTATAGTATGATTATTGGAAAAAAAGCAATTAATGAAGGAGATTACGCTGTATTAGATTTGGGAGATTATGAATTTAGATATTATGAAAGAAAAAACAATAATTGGCGTTTGAATGATGATTTAAGTGATAAAATGCCAGATGACACTATTTTTTGTAATATGAAAGACAAATGTTTAAAATTTAAAGATAAATGTGGTTCAATAGAAAAAAATAATATTGAAAATCAAAAAGAATTATTGAAAGACATAGCCAATAATTTTTCAGAAAATTTAAATATGGAACATAAAAAACAATTAAAAAGATTAACAAAATTAAAAGAAAATAGTTTTTTTAATTTAAGAAACAATATTGAATTTGAAAAGAAAAAATTAATTGAGAGAGATTTATTTATGGTAAAATTGGGAAATAGTATAGACGATAGTAATATAATTACGTCACCACATACAAAATTACGAGATTCTATTCTAGGTCAAACTAATATTGTAAAGAAATTTTCAGATATTATTTTATTTATTAAAAAATATTGTCGTGAATATGAACCAACTGCAAATGAAAATGAGTTTTGGTTTTATTGCATTGAATCAAACATACCTTTATTACCTAGTTTTTATATCAAATTAGCAGAATCATTTGAAAATGAAAATTATAATAATACCGTTAATAATATTATAAAAGAAAGAGGCGTATTAAGTGATGATGGTGATAAAATGGTTGATAAACATAGTGGTTATTTAATTAAAATCATTCAATATAATACCAACGAAGGTTATGATAAAGATGGATATAAAATTAATACAAGAGAAGTTTTTGAAGAAGATGATGAAGATGTTATAAGAAATGTATTACAACAGGGTGTAGTTGAAAAAAAATCGAAAACGTCAAAAATTATAAAACAATTAATTGAAGTTATTGCAAAAAATATGGGAATAGATATAAGCGAATATACTGATAATATGATAAAAATAATAATTCTATTAAATAATGAAAATACAAAGAGTAAATCAGAATATAATATTATTCTTGAAAAAGCAAAAAAAAGAAGTAAAAATGTAAAAAGTTATAGCACACATGTTTATGAAATTTTATTTTTATCTCTTATTTCAGTATTTATTGTAACAGTTCAAACAGCTATTCCTGAAATTAAAACATCTAAAACTGTTCCGGGGTGTGTCAAATCGTTCAATGGTTACCCTTTGAATAATTTGACATCAAAAAAAGATTTCTTAAATTATATAATTTGCATATTAATTAAAATTAAAAGTGACAAAAAAATCTGGGGTGGTTTGCCAAATATTAGAAAAATAACAAAAACATCATTGTCAAAATATGAAAAATATGTCCATAAAGTAAAAACATTTATTGGTGAAAGAGCATTAAAAAATATAGACTTAATGGATAAATTAAAAAAAAAAAGAGAATGGTTAAAGGAAAAGAAAGAAACACAAACAATAACTGAAGAATACAAATTAAAAAAATGGATAACATTTTTACCACCTATAAATGATGTTAAAATGGGAAGTGTGCAAATGTTAGGTAGTAATTTTACAAATTTACTTGATAACATTATAAGAAAGGGGAAAAATGGACAATTCAAATTAATGAATAATTTAATGGGAAAAATAAGAGAATTTTCATTTGCAATTATAGAAAAAATCAATAAAGTTGTTGAAAATAAAGAATTATTATTTATGACAAATACTGGAACACCTTATTTACAAAACGCATGTTGCAATGACAAAAATAATAATGTATATGATTATTTTGTTGAAGAAGATAAAACAATACAAAAATATAATGAAAATATTGCAATACTAGAAAAAATTAAATTAAGAAACTCAATGATAAGACAACCATGTTATTTCTTTTCTGATGTAGATACAAAAATAATAAAAAGAAAAATCGAAAACAATATAACGGAAGAAACCATATATAGAAGTTTTATAAAATATTGTAAATTTAATTCTGGTTTAAATTTACCGGAAGAATTAAAAAATATATGTGGAACAAATATATCATCATTTAATAAATATGATTCAATTGATGAAAAAATATTTAAAATGAAAAAAGACGATGGTTTAATTTTTGATAAAGACTTATTCAATAACTTAATCAAAAAAATCCATAATAAAAAAATAATAAATTTGGAAATAGATAAAAAAGTGAAAATAAAAAAAACAATTTTTGAAGAATTAATAAAATATTTATTATTAAAAGAGTCTAATATAGTATGTGATAAAGAAATATTAACAAAAATAATAGAGCTAATGGATAGATTTTCTATTAATTATAATGAAAAATCTGACAATATGTTTGAAGACTTTTTATTAATCATTAATTCTAAAATGGATGATTCCATAAATAAAATAAAAACATTTTTACGAGAGAATTATAAAAAGGGAGTTTCAAAAAGTATAAAATTTATTGAAAAATTAGATAAATATAGTATGTTTGGTGATGATAATTATATGTCAGAAAATGATAATTCAAATTATAGAATAGGATTGCAAATTAAAAATATGATTTTTGATATTTGTAAAGTTTTTCCTGAAATTGTTATAAATAAAGTTAATTATGATGATAAATTAATACCAAAACATTGGAAATTATCAAGCAAGCATGTTTTACATTTAAAAAAAATTATATCTGATGAAATGAAAAATTTAAAATCTACATACAATAATAAAGAATTAAATGTTTTATTAAAAAATATAACTGATAAATCCGTTAATTTATTAAAATTAGTTGAAAATATTCCTTTTTACTCGGATATTAATGACAAAAAGAGTATATTAAATGGTGATTTTTATAAAATTATGAATAAATATTTTTTCTTTTGTGCAATAAATTTGTACATAAATCTTTTTGAAGAACTATCAACTGATAAATTTTTAAAAGAAGACGAAAAAGTATTTGACGAAATAAAAGAAAAATCGGTAGATGAAGCTTTATTAAAAGGTAGAAAATCTAGTTTAAGGCAAAATGTTGCTGAAATGATTTCAAAAATGTTAAATATATTTTCAAAAAGGAAAAAAACATTAAACGTAACAAAAAGTAAAATACAAAAAAGTGTTATGAAATCAAGAGTAAAAGAAAAATTTGGAATAACGGAAAATTTGAGAAAATTATCAGATGAAGAAAGAATAGTAGAAGATACATTGAAAAATCATAAACTTGGTAAATGGAGATTAGGTCAAACTAAAGCATTGTTTGAATATGACCCTAATCAATATGATAAAGAACGCGTCGAACTTGAAAAAACAGCTATTTTGGAAATACAAATGGGAAAAGTCGATGATGTTACTTTAGAAAATATGGAAATTTATATGATGGAAAATTTAGAAGAAAAATACAGAGAAGATAGATTGCAAAAAGAAGAACTTGCATTTGATATGCGTGAAGAAGGCGAACAAGATGGCGAAGAAGACTGGTTATAATTTTATATTTTATAATTTATTTTTATATTTTACAAAAAAATATAAAAATAAATTTAAAAAATGATAATTTAATATCTGTAAAAATAAATGGTTGAATTAAAGATTGGTAAAGAATATGGTTACGTATTATTAATTGCGATTTTAATGTATTTGGCACAGCAATTGGTTATGGTTATCCCTGTAATAAGAACAAGAAGTTTAACTAAAATAAAAGCACCAACACTGTATCCAAGAGATAGTGAAATAAAGAAATTGCAATTAAATGAAGAAGATGTTGATTATTATTTAAGGGCACAAAGAGCTCATCAAAATAACGTTGAATTTATGAGTGTTTTTATGCCGTTGTTTCTTATTATAGGCTTATTTGAACCAAAAAAAACAGCAATTGGTGGGGTAATTGTTTTAACATTTAGAATAATTGGTGGTTTAGGATATCTTTACAATAAACGAGAATTTGGAGCACCTTTTCATTTGGGAGAATTATATATATTATTTTTAGGATTTCAAATAGTTTATAATTTATTAAAAGATTCAAGTGATTAATTAAAAAATCTAAATATAAATTATTACATGTATAGAAAATTTATTAAGAAAAATATAACATCAGCTTCAATTTTATTATTTTTAATGATTTTTATTCTTATTCAAAGCTCAAAACCTTCATTTATTTATGAAGAAGATGGTAGTTTTAGACAATTTGGTTTAGGATACAGAAAAAAAACAGTGATTCCCATTTGGCTCATAACTATATTTTTAGCAATATTATGTTACGTTTTTATTTTATATTACATTACATTGCCTAGATACACTTTTTAAATTAAGCACTTGTGGCTGCTTCTTCCGCTTCTCCAGAATCAAATTCTTTGTCTTTTTGAACACCTTTGTCACAAGCGCCATCTATTATATTAATTTGAGAAACAGAATATGCTAATAAACCACCTAAAAAGTACCAAATAAATTCAGAAATCATATCTTTCAAAATAACGGCGCTATAAAGTTGTTTCATTATATTCACACCACCTGTCATTGGATTAACCATTTCAGTTCCTGGGATTTTTTTATTAGGAACATTTTTAGGATGAAAACCAAACTGTGACCCCGGTCCAATGTTTAATGATTTTATACCCTCGAAAAAATTATCAGGCGTCAATTCATTTACAAAAAATGTTCTATTATTAATACTATTAAATCTTTTTAATGGTCCTGTTGTTGCATCATCATACCCATCGACTTTTATCCATTCTTGCAACTTAAATAACTTTCTAGCCCAAACGTTTTTTACTATAAAATAACCAATAGTATTTGAAAACGGTGCTTTCCAACCAGGCATCATAACCAATATAGTTATTAATGTCCCCATAATAAAAATGAAAGGTAAAAATGTATAAAGAAAAGCATTTAATGCGAAATTCTTACTATCAACAGGACAATTTAATGCATATGTTTTAATATTAAAACTATACATCATTAAAAATAGACCAACCATAAAGGCTAATTGCAATAATGCTATTTTAGATTGTGGATTACTGTTTGTTGGGACACCTTTATCATCAATTGCACTCATATAAAGTTTAAATGATGCAAAGAAATATAGGAATAAAGGTATAAGATAAGCTACCATAAAATTTGGAGGCGCTCCTTTTGTAGGGGGTGGTCCTTTTTTTACAGATTCTACATTTTCTTGATTATTTGTTGACATTTATTATTATAGATAATAAGTATAATATTTTTTGAAATTTTCACTATAAAATATATCAATGAATCCAAAATTAACAGAACCAGGAACAAAATATTTTTTATCAGAAACTTTAAAAAATTGTAATATAAAAAAAAAATCAAAAAATGTTCTTTTATTAAATGTCGGATTATTAATTTTTTTTATAATAGTATTAATATTATATTTGACATATAAATATAAAACTAAACCAAATGAAAATGATATAGAAAAAAAAAATATAAAAAAAAAAAATTATATATTATCAAAATTACAGAATATTATTCAAGTTTCAAAAAATAAAAATAAAGAAATGATTACAAATCTTCCTAAATTTGAAAGTGATTATGAATTATTACATGAAAAATTTTATAACATTTAAATTTTTATAATTTTTATTAATCTTTTAATAAAAATTATAAAAAATATAATATTTTAAAAAATTATAATGAATAAAGATAATTATTTAAATGATATTAATTTATTTTATAAATTAAAAAATAAATATGATGAGAGAAGGAAAGAATTAAAAAATAAATTATTAAAAAAATATAATAAAGATGATGTTAAAAAAAAAATGAAAACATTAAGTGTTAAATGTATTAATTGTGAAAATGTAGGTGGAACCAAATTTATTATAAATGAAAAATATTTAATAGCCAAATGTAATTGTTCAAATAAGTGTGATTTAAGTATTAAAATAAAAAAGGGAAAATATATTGAACATAGTGTTTTTAAAGATGATATTAAAAATCATTTAGAAACATTAAAACAAAAAATAATAGAAAATAAATTAAAATTATTATTTAATTTAGAAAAAGAAGAAATTATAGTAACTGAATTTGATTCTTTAAAATCCGAATATCATGAATTTACAGAAAAAGATAAATTATTAAATGTATTTATTAATAATTTAAATAAAACAAGATGGAGTAACTATATTGAATTTTATAAAGAAGAAAAAGAAGAAGAAAAAGAAGAAAAAGAAGGTGAAACAAAAAGAAATTCTAAAAGAAATTCAAAAAGAGATTCTAAAAGAGATACAAAAAAATCAAAATTTAAATCAGAAAATTCAAAAAAAGAAGAAATAATAAAAAAGGAAGAATTAATAAAGATAATCAATAAAGAAATAGATGATAATATATCGGAATTAAAATTATTAATAAATGAATATAAAAATAATGAAATTGAAGATAAAGTAAAATTAAGAAATGCAATACAAATTTATATAGACAAAATTTTACCGAACTCAAAAAAAGTAAGAGAATTAAAATATTCTGAATTTTATGTTGAAGAAACCCAAATTGGTGGTGGGAGTTTTGGACAAGAAGCCATTTTTGATTATAAAATTAAAAATAAAAAACATTCTTATGATGATTTAGAAGTAATTATTGAAGAATACAAAACAATCGAAAAAATATTAAATAGAAAGAAAGTAGGAAAATTATTAACTAATAATTTAAGATCGAAATCTAAATTTTTGAAACCTGTAAAAAAAGGAGCTACTTTAACATTTAGCTCAACAGTTGAAAATCATGTTGGTATGGCAATACACGGAGAAAAATCCGATGGTTATACTATTCAAGATTTGGAAAATGCGAAGAATAAAATTAAGTCTATATTTAAAGATGCTGAAGTAGAAATTTTCGATTTACGTAATGTTTTGCCTGAAAATAAAAAATCCGAAGCTGAACCGGCCTCTATTTTAATATTCAAAAATGGTGTTAATATATTATTAGACACAATCGGAAAAAATTCAGTAGATTTGTTTAATGAACATGAAGTGTTAGAAAAAGATACTAAATATAAAGATAGGAGGAAAAATAAAGTATTAAATAAAAAAGCTAGACATAATTTGTGTTTTGCTGATGAAGAACAAGAAGCTAATTATTTGGAAGGATTGGGCACAATTGTTCCATTTTCAAAATTACCATTAACAGCTCACATAAGAAAAGCTTTACCAAAAATAATTGGAGAAAAAGCGAAAAATAAAAAGGCTGAAGGTAATTATTATTATAATTTAAATGAAACAGGAATAGGCTTTCATGGTGATAGTGAAAGGAAAGATGTTATAGGTGTTCGCTTCGGGGAAGACCAATATAGTGGTTTTCCTTTACATTATCAATGGTATTTAAATAGCGAACCAATTGGTGATAGATATAAATTTGATTTGAAAAATGGCGATATTTATGTAATGAGTGAAAAAGCTGTGGGTAGTGACTGGAAAAAACGAAAAAAATTAACATTAAGACATGCTGCTGGTGCAGATAAGTATTTGAAAATAGACAGAGTTGACCCGGAAATAAATAAATTGATAGGTGATGATATAGTTAATTATGAGGAAACAAAATTTGAAGAAGGTGATTTAGAAGAAGGTGATTTATTTGAAGAAATGTCTAAAGATTCAAAAAAAACATCAAATGATATGGAAAGACCAGATTTATATGATGATAGTTCTATATTTGTATTTTATAGTAAATCAAGAGATGTTATGCCCGGTAAAGGTGGTAATAACCATAAAGATGCTGCAAAAAAATGGAGTGAAAAAGTTTCAGACCCAACAAAATTTGATGAATTGGGACGAATTAAGGATTGGAGGAAAGTATTATCAAATATGTGGGGTGCTCTCTCACAAAATGAAGATAAACCGTTGTTTAATTTAGATGGTTATGACTGGGCTTCAGTTGAACATTGGTTTCATGCTAATAAATTTAAGTGGCGTGTTGAAGAAAGTGATGAATATAAAGATTTTTATGAGAAATTTACATTCAATAGTGGTTCTGAAATATGTAAAGATGCAAAATTAGCATTAACTGCTGGAGGTCGAAGTGGAAAAGTTATGGGAAAAAAATATAGACCAAAATCTGTTGTTTTAGATCCAAATTGGGAAGATAAAAAGGAGAGAATTATGATTAATGGACAAAAGGCAAAATATGAACAAGATGAGTTATCAAAGAATGTATTATTGGCAACAAAGGATGCAAAACTGGTGCATTTAATGTTAAGAAGAGGTAAGGGTAGTGTATTAGTTAATTTTAATGATACTATGGAAATAAGACAATCAATGACAGAAACGACGGGATTTAGAAAAATTGAAATGTTAAAAACTAAAACAGACCTCTTTTTAGATGATATTGATGATGATGAATTTAATGAAGACCTTACTAGACCTGTTGAATTTAATGATATTAAACTAGAATTTAGCGATAGTGATGATTTAAAATATGATAGATAAATATTTGTTCTACTTTTGAAAAGTATTTGAAAAGTATTTTAAAAGTATAATATAAGTATGTCTTTAACAAAAACAAGTGCAACTTTTTTAAAATTATTTTTACCACATATAAATAAAATAAACCATCAAAAAGATAAAAATATAGATTCCATCATTAAAAAAAATTATACAAATATTAAATTGTCACTAGAATATTATAATACTATTTTTAAAGGTAAAGATATTAATAAAAACATTTTAAGATTAAATAATGAAAATAGAGACGAAGTTTTGGAAAATTTTAGTTTGTTAAAAAATGATACTTTTGTACCAAATGAAATAAAAAATTTCATAAAAAAAAATATAAAATGCATTGAAACCTATAATTTTATTATAAAAAATATAAAATTTACTATAGAATTTATAGTATGTGATAATAAAGACCATAAAATTTATTTAAAAAAAATAATAGTTTTATTACATTTTCTTTTAAGTTTTTTTGTTCCGCAAATATCGACCTTAAAAATCTCTCTATGTTTTACAAATAAAAAGAAATTAATACCAGAAGTAAAGAAACAAACTTTATCAAAAGATAATATTAATACAGCATTGACATTTGCATGTAAAAAGGATGGTGAAATATTATTATATAGAAAGGAAGAATGGTATAAAGTATTAATTCACGAACTAATGCACTCTCTTTGTTTTGATTTTGCTCAATTAAGTATGAGTTTTTCAATAAAAAATTTATTAAAAAAAATGTTCAGTGTAAATAGTGAATTTCATATAACTGAAACATATAGTGAATTTTGGGCAAATATATTTCATACATCCATTATTTCATTTTTTAGTTTATCAAATAAGAATGATTTCGAAGATTTTAAATTAAATTTTAGAATTTTAAATGAATTTGAAAAATATTTTTCTATATTTTCATGTATAAAAGTTTTAGACCATATGGGATTATCGTATGAAGAAATAACTAGTGGTGATGAAGGGAAAAAATCAAAAAGTTTATCTTTATACAAAGAAAGTACCAACGTGTTTGCCTATCATATATTGAAGTCTATTTGGTTATTTAATACTGAAGATATGTTATTGTGGTTTAATAAACATAATACAAATTTAATTTTTTCAAAAAAAGAAGATAATTATGTTATGGATTTATTAAAAAAAACACAAAAATATTATATAATGAAAGAATATATTAAAAATATTAAATTTATTGAAAAATTATTTTATAGTATAAAAGATGAAGGTGATTATAAAGAATTAATAAATTCTCTCCGGATGACAATCGTTGAACTGAAAATTTAAATTGATTTTATTAATAATTAAATTATTAATAAAACACACACAATGGGTATCCGGTTATTAAACAAATTTTTAAAAAACAATTCCTTTGCTGTTGGGGAGAAAATGCATTTTTCTAGTTTATCAAATAAAAAAATTTGTATTGATATATACAATTATATATATCAATTTTTGGGAAACAATCGTTTAATTGAAGAACTTGAAATATTATGTAAAATTCTTCACAAGTATAATATCAATGCTTTATTCGTTTTTGATGGAAAATATTCTGATGAAAAAAAAACAGAACAAGAAAAAAGAAGAAAAAATAGAGAAAAGGCAAATATAAAATTTAATCAACTGGACTTGGTTGAAAATAAGACAAAAAAACAAGAAAAAAAATTAAAATCATTGAATCGAGATAGAGTAAAAATTACAAAATGGGATATTCATGATGCAAAGAAATGTTTAGATTATTGCGGTATGAAACATATTACGGCTATAGGGGAAGCTGAAGAGTTATGTGCCGAACTTTTGAGAAAAAATAAAGTATTTGCTTGTATGAGTGAAGACACTGACTTATTTGCGTTTGGTTCTAAAAGAGTTATGAAATCTATTCATTTTTATAAAGAAACATTCGTTATGTATGATATTGATAAATTATTGGAATTTACAGATATGTCAATGAATGAATTTCAACAAATATGCACTTTATCATGCAATGATTATACAAAAGTATCAAAAAGAAAAAATTTCTTATTTTATATGAATTATTTTGTAAAATATAAAATGGAAAAACATAAAAACGAACAATTTTTACAATGGTTATTGAATAATAATTTATTAAACGATGACGAACATGAAAATTATACTCAAATTAAAAATATTTATAAATTAAATAATAAAAACATTTTAAAAAATTACAAATATATCATTATCAAAAATAAGTCATATTTAAAAAGAAAAGTAAAACAATTAAATATTGAAAGAAATAATTATTTGAAAGAACTATATGAATAAGTATTTAAAAATAATAATTAAAAATTTATTATTTTTATGAATTTTTTTATACGAATATTTTTATACGAATATTTTTATACGAATATTTTTATACGAATATTATACGATTATGCGGATGCAGTTACAGGCTCAACTAAAGCTTTACCTGCTTTTGCAAAATGAGGACTCATGTATCTCTGGAGATTGAAATACGTAAGTTCATCACTATCCTTAAGTTTAAGAAGTTTTTTTAACTTTTTATCTGCGAGAATACGGCGACCATTTTTAGGGTCTTGAAGTTTATGTTCTCTAATGTACCCATTGATTTCACGAGTAACTTGTGTGCGTGCCATTTCTGAACCGAGTGGTTTTCCAAGGAATTTGGCTAGTTCAGTGCTGATTTTGGTTGGCTTGACAAATCCACTAGGGGCTCTATTTCCTGCTTTGCGTTTCTTGCGACTGCTTTTAACAGCAACCTTAATTTCACGTTCAGAACGTTTGGAGAGAGCTCTAACTTGGCTAGTTACAGAAGTAAGCTGACTACGAAGTGCAGACAACTGACCCAAAACTGCATTAAATTGTTCTGGTAATGTTGGTGTTGTGACCTGTTCAGGAGCAGCAGGGGGTGCAACTGTCACTGGTGTTTTTACTGGATTTGCAGTATTTTTGGTTGTTTTGGTTGTTTTCTTTTTTGAAGGCATTTATAATATCCTTTAATGTTATTTGTTTAAATAGTTTTGGATAAAATATATATTAATATAAATATTTTAACATTATAAAAGGTAAGAAAAATATAAGAAAAAATAAGAAAAATATAAGAAAAATATAAGAAAAAATAAGAAAAAATAAGAAAAATATAAGATATTTAAAAAAAAATTAAAATATTTATTATTGATTTACTATAAAAGATTCATACAACCATGGAAGTGAATTTGAAGCATTTACAGAAACAATTGTTAATGTTCCTAAAGCATAAAAGCCCCCTAAAGAACACGCACTTTGGTTTATACCACGTGTTATTATTTTTTCAATAATATCTAAAATGAAATTTTTAATATATAATTCTGTTTTTGTCGAAAAAATATTATTTAAATTTATATTATTAAAAAGTCTGCCATGGGGTGGTAATATATTATTTTTAGTTTCAGTGGTAATTTGTGCTCTATAATTCCAAACATCGTCTAATTCACGAATATAGCGAATACATCTATTTCTTGATAAATTCATTAACCAATTTGAATCAGTTATGAATCCCATAGAATCAAATTTTTGAAATACATTTAATGCTCTTAACTCTGTTTGTTTTTTATAAGAAAGTTTGTCAGTATCGTCTTCTAATTTAATATTTAAAGGTAATTTTATTTTTTTTGATATTTTTATAATTTTTTTTAAATATTTTAATATATCTTTTGGTAAATCATTTCTATTATATGGGTTTTTAACATATTCCCCATCCTTTATCATGTTATATATCGAACATAAATCAAAACCATATATAAAATTATCTTTATCTTTAAAACTATAAAATTGATAATAAGGTATTGTTTTTAATTCTGCAAATGTTAGAAAATCTTGATTATTTACACATAATTCTCTATTTTTTAAAGCTGGTCCATGCAATTTTAAAAAATTTCTTATTAAATAACCTCTGAAAATTCTTTGTATTTTAATAGAAAAAAAAGAATATTTCAAATAATTATATACATTAAAAGTTAATTCTTTCTTATTTCCCGATACTTTTTGTTTAAAAAAACGAGAAATACTCTTTAGTTGCGATACTGTATAATTACTATTAAATAATTTATCATATTCTGAAAAATCTAAAATTTCAAATTCACTTTGTTTCAACTTTCTTTTTTCTTTTTTTAAATATTTATCTGTTATATCATCATATATATAATTTTTTAAAAATGACTTTGGTGTAATTTTCGATATTTGCATATTATTCATTTTCATATTTGTTGTATTTTTTTTCGTATTTATTATTATATTATTCATTATACATAATTTATACATATTTTTTTAATATCCATTTATTAATTTATTTTCTTATTCAAATACTTATTTTTTTGAATTAAAAATTAAATTGATTTTAAAAATGATTTAAATAAAATAATTATAAATATAAATAAAATGTCTAACACTCAAAAAATCACAAAAGCTAAATCTTTTCAAGCAACTGAAATCACATACCGTGAAGCTGTTGTAAATAAACGTGGTGGTAAAAATGTTCAAATTCAAGTTGATGGTGGGCCGCTTGTTTTACAAATTCCATTAATGCTTACTTGGGGTGTTAATGAGCGCGTAGATGAACAAACGGGCCGTGTAAGTTATGATATGGCTCTACAATTTAATGATGATAGTCCATCTGTTCTAAAATTTTTGGAAGCCTTAAAAGTTATGGAAGATAAAATTAAGAACGATTCATGTGCCCAAATGTGTAAATCATGGCATGGAAAAACAAAGATGTCGCGTGAAGTAATTGACGCTCTTATGTATCCCATTTTAAAATATCCCCAATTAAAAGATTCACAAGGCAAACCAAATGGAGAACCGGATTATAGTAGATACCCAACTATGAAAATTAAAATTCCATTTTGGGAAAATAAATTTAATTGTGAAGTATATGATATGCAATCTAAACCACTATATTTGCCTACTTATACCGACAGTTCGTCAACACCATATACCACTATTCCAAAAGCATCTCATGTTAAAGGTCTTATTCAATGCACTGGTCTATGGTTCGCCGGTGGTAAATGCGGTGTTACATGGAAATTAGTCCAAGCTTGTGTAAGACCACCTGCTCGTTTGTTAGGAACCGGTACTTGTCATATTATGGATGATAGTGATGATGAAGAAGCTGATAATATCTTAAGTCAAAAAGAAGCTGAAAAAAAAGAACAAAGTAGTTATTCAAATTATGACGAAAAGGAAGAAATTCCTGAAAAAGAAGATGAACAGGAAGATGAAGATGAAGATGATGATGAAGAAGAACCAGAACCAGTAAAAAAAAAAAAGAAAGTTCGTCGCAAAAAAAAATCAACTGAATAAACTTTTAAAGATATCTACATTAAAAAATAATAAAAAATTATAATTTTTTATTATTTTTTTTATTATTTATTTTTTATTATTTTAAATTTTTTTTTTACCTTTTTTTATATTTAGTTGTTCCTGTAGCCCATCTACCAATTCCTGTTGTAAATGTCTTCTTTTTTATTTCTCTATTTATTTTTGATTTTTCCTCCCTTTGCCAATCAGCTTTTTCGTTTAGATTTTCTGCAAATTCATTCTCTTTTTTCCTATATTTTTGTCTGAATCTTTCACTCTTTGCATCTTCAGCCTCTTCAGCTTTTACCATTGCATCGTTTTTCTCATATTCAATATCTATTTTCTTTGTTTCATCTTCAGTAATAATTGCTTCTAATTCAGCGACACTCATGATATAAATTTCTGAACCTTTTCTTCCAAATATTATATGACTTATTTTATTATCTTTAATCTTTTTTGCACCTTGTGGCGTTTTTACTTCTAAAAATGATATTGGTTTTGCACCTTTTACTTTTTCTAAATTTGCATATATTGTACCATACTTTTTATTTATTCTTACATCACGATTACTTACTAAAGAACTATTATATACAAAAACAAAAACATTATTATAATCCACCTTATCATCTGTTATATTATCAACATCAACATTTTCTTCATAAAAAATTCTTTTACAAACTCCATTTTTTATATAAAATTGTTCATGCTTAAAAAATTTTAAAGGATCTGGATTTAACTTCATTGTTGGGTTAATTTTTTTAACCATATTAAATATACCAGCCAATGAAGCTAAATTTTCTGTTCTTGCTTCAAAAGACATAATATTATTTTTAATATATTCTATAGAAAATTTTGCCAGTTCAGTATCTTTTATACCAATCATCACGATATTGGCAATTGTATTATTATCTATTATCTGAAAATTATTTGAATCATCCGATTGCATTTGATTATTTTTATATACTTTTCCTCTCAAATACAATCGCACTGTCTCACCTTTATCAATATTATCAGTATAAGGATTTTGAATACTTATAGGAACTAAATAAACGGGATGTGTTATGGTTATTGGTATACCAATTGTAATAACGTCACCAGTCTTATTTGTATAATTTACCTTTATAGCATTATCAAAAAATGTTTCATCCACGCGCAATTTTAGAGCACGTTTATAGGCTTCTTTTTTTTGAACGCTGGTTGGGAAATGAAATTTATATTTATATTTTTTTTTTCCAGTTCTATACTTATCTGGATTTTCAAAATTTATTTCAGGAACATTCCACTCATCATTATATCTCACAATCATGGAATCTTTTTCTGGTTTCATTTTATCGAAAATGTCGTGTTTAATTGTTAATGATATACTAGCTTCTTTATCAAATACATACCCCCTCTTCAAAGCTTCTCTTTTTTTACTTTTATTTTCCAAATCTTGTAACTCTTCTTCCTCCTTTTTATCATCCAAAAATTTTCTATATTCAAATAATTGTTCTTTATATGCTTCCAAATCTTTTAATTTATATATCTGTTTTTCTATTTCTTTTAATTCTTCTAATAAATATTTTACATCTTTCATTTTTCCAAAAAATGATTTTGTACTCCTATCCAATGATTTTATACTTAATCTTAAATCATTTACCATACCTTCTTCAGGATGAATAAATGTTTCTATTGTATGCATATCGCCAAAATCCAATAAATCAGCACTAGCTTCTGCTTCAACTTTTTCATTTATAGCATCATAATCAGCCTGCACTTTTTCCATTTGGTCTCTAATCATTTCAACAGAGTTTTCAATAAATACCCTTTTTTGTGCTTTTCTTTCTGTTTTTGTAGCTCTACTTGACCCAAACAATTGTTTATCATAAATAACTGTAATTAAACCACCAACTTCACTCTTACTTCTTATCTCATTATTAGTTGCATCATTTATAGCCGCACTTATTTTTGAAGCATTTTCATTGGTATCTTTTACCTTTGTTGATTTTGTGCCAAATTGCCCAGGTAATTCCAAATGTTGAAGTGTCAAACTACTACTTTTTATTACTCTTACTAATTCTAATACTATTAAATCAAGATTAGCACTGCCTACAGCTGTTCCCGTTATTTCTGCTGAATTAAATATACCAAAAAACGTACCACCATGTTGTAAATATATTTCATCTTCTCCACCTCCTGCCGCATTATAAAATTTTCTACCTATTAATTCTTTTGCATTATCACCTTTTAATACATTACCTTTCGTATTTTTTCTACCTGTCAATGAACTTTTACCATAAACATTTTGTTGAATCTTTTGTTGTTTTTTAACATTTTTTTCCATTTTATACAAATCATCAATCTTCTTTTTTTTCATTTTTCCAATTGTATCTCTCACTCTTCTTATAACTAATTTTTTAATTTTAATTTTACTATCGGCCAAACATTTTAATATTTTAATAACAGATGGAACTTCTAATAAATTTAATACAACCATCTCAAGAACAGTAGAATCTTTTATTTCTTTCAATCTTTCACTTATTACATTTGCTGCTTCTTCATCTAAAGAAAATTGGTCAAAAATTAATGTTTTCAAATCATCCTTAAATAATTTTTTTACAACATTTTCAAAAATTTTTCTCGGTGGTTTTCTACTTGGATTTACTTCTCTTAATGAAACCATTCCTTTGTAAAAATAAACATTGCTCTTTTTTTTATTAAAAGCACCCAATGTTCTTAATTTTTTATTAATATATGTTTCTCCTCTCGATGTTAATGCAAACTCTTCCCCCTTTAATTTAAATGGTGTTAAATAATTTGTATGAAATCTTACATAAAAAACATTTTTTTTTACTTTTGCTTTCTTTATATCTGCTGGGTCCATACCTTCCATATCTGGCGTAACCATTATTCCTTGCGCTCTCTCATTTTTCATGTCTTCTTCCAATGCACTAAATGAACGTGTTTCTTGTTCCTCGTGTTCAATATATTGCACATTATTAATGTAAATTGGATATTTATTTTCTATTGGTTTTGTTGGGTCAGTTACATCTTGTATCATTTTCGGAATAACATATTTTTTTAATACTTTCATAACTTTCTCCTTATCACCACTCATTTCTTGACCTGATTGGTAATCCCACCCATCAATATTTTTTAAATTAATTCTTTCTATTTTAAAACTTGAAACGTCATACCGTAAGCTTTTTGCATTCATCAATTCATATAAATTTCTTCCATTTACAAAGGCTTTTTTTGCTATTAAAAATCCAACACCCAAACCAGCTAATCCTGCCAAAGCTATTAATAAAATAGGACCAGCTGCTGCACTTAATCCAACCATAGTACATGCATTAGTAGCATTTGATAATAAAAAACCTCCTGTATTACTTGCAAAAGTTACCAAACCTTCTCCAGCACTAGCAGCAGAAGCTCCAGGATTTGAAAAAAATGCAAGAACATCTTTACCAGCTTCTGTAACATTTGCAATAGTACTACTGTCTGGAAAATTCTTTATTCCTTTATATATATTATTCATACCATTAACTACTTGTTCGGAAACTTCCGCTGCAGCCGAACCCTCTTCTGCTATTACACTAATACCAAGAGATGCACCATAAACAGCAGCAACTGGAGCAGCAACTGCACCAACTGCACCAACAGTACCAACAAGACCAACAGCAGCCTTTGACCGAATAGTTCCATCAGAACCAGTATCCGTACTGTCTATTTTACCAACATTTATTGCTGTTTTTTTATCTATTTCCGCATCATCACTGGTAGTCAGCGAAGAATCTTCCCCTACTTTTGTCGCCGCCTCTTTCTCTCTTTCAGCTTCATCTTCCTTTTGTCCATCAACCTTTCGCATTGATAAAACCCGAACTTCATTGAGTTTCATATTTTTATACATTTCTATACTTTTTCCTTCTGTTAATTTAACAAAAATATCATTATTACCATATTTTATATAAAACGCTGAAGTTGCATCACCATCTTTCTCCTTTTTAATAATATAATCAAAATTATCATTTGCATCAGGTTCAGCTAATTTTAAAGCTCTTAAAGACAATTTCTCTCCGGGTTTTGCTGATTGTGGTATTGGTTCCAATAAAACAAATAAGTCAATCGGATATTTATTATTTTCATATAATATTTCTTTTTTTATTTTTATTGTTAGCATTTGTCCTGGTTCCACACCTCTGGGTAATTGAAAATCTACTTTCTTTGGTTTTGCATATATTAATTTTTGTTTTGCAACGGCAACTGAAACGGGTTTGGGCCATTCTCCACTATTTATCCAAACCATTAACGTTTTCCATGTTATTTTATCTGAATCATAACTTAATCTTTTCCATAATTCAACAAAATCTTCTTGAGGGGCTTTCATTAAATGAAGAAATCGTTTAAATTCGTCTTCAAATAAAGCATTATCGCCATCACTATCAAATTTTTTAAATCCTTTCTCAAAACCCTTTCTTACAGACATTTTTTTTAATCTATCTAAAACTTTTCTACAGAAAAATGGGTCATCTAGTTTTTTAAATTCGGTTAATAATTTTGCAATCAACGGTTTTGTTTCAGGATTTTTTATTTTTTCTTTCAAAAAGTTACGTAAATTACCTCGTCTTCCTTCTTTTGTGCTTGATAATGCTATTTTATTTGCTAGTAATTCTTTTTTTACATCTTTATTCAACATTTTATCTACTTTATTAAGCAATCCTTCATAATCTAAAGCTGGTTCTTGTTCAAGTAAATCATTGACAGATAAACCATCCAATTCAATTGTATACTGTTTTTTCATGCCATTTATATTTGGTCTTAAATAATCATTTGTTAAATTATAATTAGGTAATATTGTATCATTATCTTTATTAAATACAATTTTTATTTTTCCTTTACCATTTTTATTTAAACATCTCAATAAATCTATTTTGAATTTCTGTTCTTCATTTTTTCCATTTTGTTTTACAAGGCAAAATTCACTTAATTTATCATCTAAATCTGATACTTCTTCTTGTTTTTTCGCTTTTTCCGCTTCTCTTTTTCCTACTTCTATCATTTTGTCGTCTGAAGGTATATCATTTATATCTTTTGGCTTATGTACCAAATCGCTATCATCTTCCATATCATCTTTTGTACTAGCTCTATTTGTATTTGTGTCTGCGTCACCTGCTTCAACTACTTCATCCGATTCACCAAAAAAACCTATACCATCTAATTTTTCTTTATAAATAACATTTTCTAATTTTTCTTTATAAATAACATTTGGTAAATTTCCATTTTTTTCATAAAAAGAAAAACTTTTTGTTTGTTTTTTTTGTGTAGCAAAAATAATTTTAGGGGAATCCTTTGGTTGAGTTGGTATTATACCATTTACCGGTTTGGCTTTTTCTTCATTAAATGGTCTTTTTACATTTTTTTCAGGTATTATTTCTTTCCATTTTGGTTTTTGGTTAGTTTCAAGAAATTCAAAATCCAAAACATATACATTTATTTTTTCTTTTAATGCTTGATTTGTTTCAGGATTTGTATTATGATAAACTAATTGATCTATAAATTTAGAATTATAATTATCTTTTATAAATTTATTTTCACTTAATTTTTTTATTATTTTTGCAATCACATCAACAGGACAAATTTTAAATTCAAAACGTATTCTTGGAAATAAATAAATTAAATTTTTTTTTTTTTTATAATTTGCAAGTTTTGTAAAAAAATCATATATTGATTTTGTTAAATTGTTTGTTTGTTTATTTTGGTTTTTTTGAAAAAATGTACCATCAATGCTGAATAATATTGGTAATATTTGATAAATATTATATTTTACATCTTCTTTATCATCGAAAATCTTTTTATATTCGTCAAATGCATCACATTTACCTTTTCTAACTGTTCTAATTTCGCATGTAAAAGGTTTTTTAATATCTATTTTGTAATATTGTTCATTACCTTCTCCAATAATTTTTCCTGACATTTAAATTATATAAATATATTAATTTTTTTTTTAATATTAATATATTTCTAAATTCTTAAAATTTGTTTCTTGTTTTTTTTTCTTGTTTTTTTTTTGTTTTTTTTATTTTTTGAGTTCTTCTTTCTCTTGGTTTCGCGTTTCTTTTGCTTACCTTCAGGTTTCGAACCTCCATGCTTGTCCACCGGATTACGTGTATTTGTCGCCGTTGGGTTCCAATTTGATTTATTTGTGTGCCGACCTGGTGCATTTGGATGATGTAATCCAGCCCTAAACAAATCTATTAAAGATTCAATTTTATGCGGTGAATTTTTTGATGAATTTTTATCTGTAAGCTTTATTTTTTTAGATGAATTTTTATCTGTAAGCTTTATTTTTTTAAATTCTTCTTTCATAGCAATTATTTTTTCAAATCGTTTTTCAAAGAATGTTTTGTTATAGTCTTCTATATTTTTACTACCATCTAATATATTACAAACTATATTATAATTAGCCCATTTTTTGGTTTCTTTGGTTTCATTGGTTTCTTTGGTTTCATTGGTTTCTTTGGTTTCTTTGGTTTTTTTGGTTTCATCAACGAATGTCATTTTTCTTCTAATTTCTTTAACAAAATGAAAAGGCATGTCTTTGTCCAAAGACCCTGGTAAATCGTTATTAATATTGTTGTTATAAATTTCTTCCCAAATATTATTTATATTATCCAATTGGTCTTTCTTTTTGGTATTGTTTTTTGAATTACTATTTCCTTTTTTTGAATTACTATTTCCTGATTGTAAGCAATAATATTTTTCTTTATTTGTATTATGAATATTAATGGTTGTTTTACCTGTATATATAGTTTTTTCATCATTAGTCTTTTCTATTCCATATATAAATTCAGAAAATGGCATAATGTTATAATGAAAATTATTCAATTTTTCATTTTTCACCATCCAATTACTACCAATTCTATCATGATAATTATAAAAATCAAACATATTTTGATTAAGAAATAATAAATTTAAATAAAATAATGATATGTTAATAAAATGCGATTCTATCGCAGATGCTAACATAAGTTTTTTTTCATTCACAAGATACGAGGTTAGCTTATTTTGTTCAAGTTTATTATAGTCATTTAAATTACCGTCAACAGATTCTTCTGTCCCATCTGGGTCAATTAAAGGCATTTCGCCAGCCAAATGTTCTGTCCCAGCTGGGTCAATAATTAATATTCTTAATTTATTATTGATTTTAGGATTGGTATTGGTTATTATTAATTCAATAACTGTTTGTAATCTACTACTTTGTTCATTTCCTTTATTATTTTCTGCGATATCTTTTAATGTTTCACCTTTCATTGTTCTCTGTTCTGGATGAATAATCCTTATTTGTTCTTCTTCTGTCGGCTCCACACCCGAATCTTTAAATTTTTTTTGTATATTTTCTATCTTTTCTGTTGTTTTCGTGCGAGATTCCAAGATATATGGAACAATCTGTGTCCTTCTATTATCTTGAAGGGTCTCACCTTTTAATTTTTCAAAATCTAATTTTTCTCCCATTTCTTCGATATTTTCACCGAATTTTTTCGCTCGGTTTATCGTGTTCATTTTAATATTTATGTCCTCGTATTTCATTAAATTGTTTTTAATCCTAGGAATAATATTTTTAATATTATCTGATAAATTAATGTTTTCATTTTCATTCTCGAGTTTCACGGGTATTCCACAATCACCAGTTGAATCTTTTTTTCCATGAAAGGCAGAGTATAAAGTTATTTTCATTTGCATTGTTACATTGGATTCATGTGTTGCTTTTGTAGTGTCTTCTGTTGTGTCTTCTGTATTTACCAGCTTTTGAATTTCTTTTATAATCTCATACAATAATCCATGGGTATAATTTTGAGTGTTATTGTCATTATCTTCATAATCAATTCTACCGTTATTGTTTCCCAATACTAAAAAACTTTTTCCCACACCACTTAAACCTGTTAATAATAAATTAACAGATGCATTACCACCACCCTTACCACCACCCTTCCAAATTTCAAAAACATAATTTAATTTTGGTTGTATTCTATTAACCATTTTTTCCATTAATGCTTTATTATATGTTGCACCACCACCAACCATATGTTTATTTCCCCCATTGGTTAAAGTGGTATTTCTAGGAAATAAATCTTTTGTTTCCCCAACAATTTTGTTCAATTCTTTATAGTCCTTTCCCATTTTTTTTAATGCGTCTTTTTCTTTAATATTTGTATTATTTTCATAATTATTTTTAATTGTATTAAATTCAGTTTTTATATTTTCTTCAATTGCCTTAAATTTTTCATGTGTAATTTCAGGCCAACTATTTTCGGCTTTATTTTTAAAATTAAATATAGACAGTATATCAAGATCATTTGCTGCTAAAAAAATTTCTTTAATTTTTGAAAATAAATTTTCAAAAACAATGGTTTTATCAATATTCTTTATTAGAAGAATGACTTTGGATTGAATTAATATGGGTGGATTAGGATTTTCACTGTAATATATTTCATTTTTCATTGCAGTAAAATTATTAATTTGATTTGTAAAAGATTGTATTTCAAACTCTTGGTCATCACTACCTGTATAATTTGTTTTTAACGAATTTAAATCGTCAATCACCCTTCCCAAAGGAACGATTACTTTATTCGTTATAGTTTCCCATAAACTATTAGAACTTTTGACGACACTTTTAGGGGTAAACAAATTTTTAGCTTTTTTAATAATTTCGGTAATTTTTTCAACATTTACAATTTTTTCTGCTGCTTCCGCTTCCGCTTCCACTGCTTCCGCTTCCGCTTCCGCTGCTTCCGCTTCCGCTTCCGCTGCTTCCGCTTCCACTGCTTCCGCTTCCGCTGCTTCCGCTGCTTCCGCTTCCGCTGCTTCCGCATTTAAACTAGCAATGGCAACAGCAATAGTTGCATTTTCATTATCTTTTTCATCATCATTATTATCTTCATCTTCTTCTTCATTATTATCTTCTTTTTTTTCACCTTCTTCTTTATTTTCTGCTTCCGCTTCCGCTGCTTCCGCTTCCGCTGCTTCCGCTGCTTCCGCTTCCGCTGCTTCCGCATTTAAACTAGCAATGGCAACAGCAATAGTTGCATTTTCATTATCTTTTTCATCATTATTATTATCTTCATTTTCATCACCTTCTTCTTCTTTTTTTTTACCTATTTGTTTTTTATCTTCTTTTTCTTCTTCTTCATTTTCTGCTTCCGCTGCTTCCGCATTTAAACTAGCAATGGCAACAGCAATAGTTGCATTTTCATTATCTTTTTCATCATTATTATTATCTTCATTTTCATCACCTTCTTCTTCTTTTTTTTTACCTATTTGTTTTTTATCTTCTTTTTCTTCTTCTTCATTTTCTGCTTCCGCTGCTTCCGCATTTAAACTAGCAATGGCAACAGCAATAGTTGCATTTTCATTATCTTCATCATCACGTTGTTTTTTGATTTTCTCAATTATTTTTAAAATTTGTTCTTCACATTCTTCTTCAAAGTCTTCAAAATCTTTTTTGTATATATTTAATTTATTTATATGGTTAGCGATATCATAATTAAAAATTTGATATTCATCATCAAATTCTTGATATTTATTTCGAAAATCACTTACATTAAAATCTTTAACATTATATTCAAAAATTTCAATGTATTTTTTTTTAAGTTTATCAAATTCGTTAACTTTTTTTTTTTTTAATTCGGCAACTTCTAAACTGTATTTTTCAAATGTTTCATTATTTTTTTTAAGTATTTCTTTTATTTCATTCAGGTCATTTCCCTGACATTCTTTATTTTCGCATAAATTAGTATACTCCTCCAAAAACGAATCTAATTTATTAAAAGATTCTTTTTTTTCTAAAGTTTTAGTATCAAAATATAACATTATTTCACCAAAGTTAATCTTTTTTAGAGTAGCTGCTTTATATTTATTAAAATCTTTTGGTTGACTAGTTTTTTTATCATGCCATTTAACATATAGTTCCATATCATTGATAATTTTTAAAATAATTTCTTTATGATTATCACCATCAACTTTAATATCATTTATGGAAATTACGCTTACGTCTTTTTTATCAAGTTTCAACAAACTATGAATCATATTATTTTCGTTTATTTTATTAGGACCAATAACAAAAGACAGCAAATCTTGAGTAATTAATTCTTTATTTTTATTTAATTTCTTTTTTAATTTTTCTGGTAAATTAGTACCACCTTTTTGGTAATAATCCAATTGTTTATTTTTGTTTGTTTTCTTTGTTTTTTTTTTTGTTTTTTTTGTTTTTTTTGTTTTTTTTGTTTTCTTTGTTTTTTTTGTTTTCTTTGTTTTCTTTTTCTTTATATTACCTCCTCGTATATCACCCCCTCGTATATCACCTCCTCGTATATCACCTGTAAAGTCTTCTTTTTTTAAACTATTAATTATACGAGAAACTGATTCCACATTCGATAAATTTTTCTTATATTTTAATATTTTTAAATCAGTAATCATATCTTTGATTATTTTAGGTTTTTCATCATCCCATGTCAAATCACCATATACAAACTTTTCTTCAGTATTGACTAACAAAAATACTTCTTCTTTTTTTTCATGTGCCTTATAGGCATTTAGCATCCATTTATCAACATATTTTTCTTTTATTTTACCCCATTTTTCTTTTATTTCACCCCATTTATTTATATCTTGGATCAACGATATTTTATCTTTTTTATAATTATAAAAAGCTAATATTGTATCATTGTGTTCTTTCATTCTGTTTTCTTCTTGGTTTTCTTCTTGATTTTCTTCTTGTTTTTCATCTTTATTTTCTTCTTTATTTTCTTCATTTAATTGTTTTATTAATTTTTCTGTAAATACATTCCTTTTCTCAACATCATTATAGTCTATATTATTAAATTTTGCATTTTTTTTGTCTTTGTTTTTTATTTTTATTTGTAAATTTCCTAATGCTTTTATTGATTTTTCATAATTTTCGTCCGTTCGTATTAATGTTTTTTTTCTTTTTTTCCCCAATTTTTCGTAAATGCTCCACTCATGAAACCAAGCTTTTTGTGTATCGTCTCTTTCTTTTTTTGCAGTTTGAAGTGCTAATTGTATAGCCTGATACTTATCATCTTTTTCATCTTTATTTTCTTCTTTTTCTAATTGTTTTTCTAAACGACCGACATCGACATCACTTCTAAATTCTATTTCATATTTGTTATATTCAAGCTTTTTGCTTTTGAAAATTATTTTTTTTTCTTTTTTCTTTTTTTTTAATTTTTTTAATTCATTTTTGAACATGATTGCATCAATTTCAAAAATTTCATTATTTACTATTATTTCACCACTTTCAATCTTGTCTTTCAGTTCATCACCATAAATTGTTTTATAATATATATAATTTAAATATAATAATTTATGATACAATGACCAGTCATACTGTTTATCTGCCTCTTGTTCTTCCAGCTGGTAGTAATAAAGATATATACTATTATGATATTTTGTACGAAATATTTCTTGTTCATTTGGATATTGTTTCCACCATGAATCATCGGGTTCATTTTTTTTTTTTATAGCCCATTCTAATAATTTTTTAGGGTGAATTTCAAGTGGGGGAATTTCAAGTGGGTTTTGTTGGGGTTTTGTCTGTTGGTTAAGTGTATCACGATACTTATGTAATTCTTTTTTCAATTCTTGTAATTTTTGATTTTTGGTAATAATTTTTATTTTTATGTTTTCATTATCGTTACCTTTTTCATTGTTTGAATTAATTAATTCTTTAAAATTTTCATTTGTTCTTTGTAATTTTTTTTTTTTGTCTGCTTTTTTAATAATACAAAATGCTAAAAATAATCCATAATTTGTATCTACATTTACATTTTTGATATCAATAGGTGCGGTAATAATATATTCATTTTCAATTATTTTAATTTTAATACCTTTGTGTAAATATATATCTATTTCATCTTTCGTTTCTGAAGTTGCCATATCTTTCGTTTCTGAAGTTGCCATATCTTTCGTTTCTGAAGTTGCCATATCTGAAGTTGCCATATCTTTATATTGTTTTTTTTGCTCGTTAAGCCAAACCAAGAACATAAAATTCATTTTTTGTATGATTGATTTTAATATTTTTGGTTCTTTGTTTATTTGTTTTGTAATATTTGGTTCAGTTATTTCGAATGGTTTTTCAACAATTTTAATTTCAATTTTATTCTTACTATCATTATATTTTATATTATCAATCATATCCTCATCATTATTTACATTCCACCATTCTAATCCATTACTACTTTTAAAAGATAAAATATATTCTTTACCTTTAATTTCTTCATCAATTGTAAAATTTTCAAGTAATGAAATAATATAGTTTTTATCTATATACTTATTTTTTATAATAAAATCTGTATAATTTTTATCTTCTTTTATCATATTTTGGAAAATATAAAAATCTTTATTTTTAAAGAAAAAATTGTATAACTCCTTTATTTTAGAAGCAGATTTAACTAGGTTGCCTTTTTCTCCATATTCTGATATACATTTAAATAGATTTATTTTGTTTTGATTTTCTTTTTCTGCTTTTTTTTTCTTTTTTTGTTGATCCGTTTTGAATTCATAATCTAAACCATCTATGACTTTTTTATTACATTCTATTTTATCTAAGGGGATGTTGTAATTAATAAATGGTAATATTTTATCTTCATTTTTTGAATTAAAAGGTGGAAATTTTATTTCAATAAATACATCTAATCTTATTTCTTTTAATATTTCTTTTATCGTTTTTCCTTCGTTAGCTTCATTTCCAATAATCTTATCTATCATAATTTTTGCTTTTTTTAATGTAATTTTGTGTGTTTTATTAAAAGGTTTTGAAGTCAGTAAATTTATCGGATCATCGCAAAATGTATCCTCTTCACCTATTTTCTTATAAATATACTTAAATTTTCCATCTTCAGATACATTATCTTTTTCTGTTTCTTCCGTTTCTTTCGTTTCTTTTTTTTCTTCTGTTTCTTTTTTTTCTTCTGTTTCTTTTTTTTCTTCTGTTCCTTTTGTTGTGATGGCTGGGGCTCCGCCACCATCATTTGTAATCGAACCAAACACTGTTGTAAGACCTTCGCCGGTAATGACATTTGCGTTTTGCAACTGACCTTCTAGTTTTTTATTTTTTTCTACAAGTTCTTCTTTTGATGAATTAATTTGTTCCATAATTTTTTCTTGTTTTTCTCTATAATTTTTAAGTTTATCATTATAATATTTACTAATTTCTGCGGTGGAATATTGAAAATTACGCAATAAAAATGTCCATATCTCTGCTTCCTTTGCCCTTTTATCTTTAGCTTTTTTGTCAGTGGATAGCCCTCCGTTGATGATGTAAAAATGTTCTTGTAATAATGTAATCAAATCTTTGAAATGACCGTCTTCCATATTTGATGTAATGGAATTAGCCGTTAAGTCATATTGCGTTGCCAAGTCGCCTCTAAAGTTATCGCTTAAATGTGCGTCTATATTATCTTTTTCTTTTTTATCATCGTTATATTTTTCAATTAATTCTGTAATAAATGGGTTTATGTTATTTTTAAGTAATTCTTCTACGATGTCGTATCTTGGAATCTGTTTTTTCGGTTTTTTATTTTTAAAAATAAATTTGAAGAAATGATTTTTAAGACGAGTTTCCCACGGTTCTTTTTTATATTTTTCCATCGTAGTTATTTTTTCATTAATCTCATTTAATTTAGAATATTCCCAAGATTCTGCTTCTAATTTTTGAATATCTATATTTCTTTTCATTTCATTTCTGTTTTTTTGTTTTTTTTTTTCTTCTTTTTCTTCTTCTTCTTCTTCTTCTTTTTTTGTTAATGCAGCCAATTCTCTTGATTTCAATGTTCCCTTTTTTATATCAATTTGCTTTTGAATTTCTTCTTCTTCTTCCGTTTCTTTTATTTTTTCCCTTTCTTTTTCCATTTCTTTTTCTTCATTTTTTTTATCCATATAATTTTTATAACAATTTTTTATTTTTTCTAATATTTTTTCATTTTTTCCCTCAATTTCTTCAATTCTATTATGCAATTCATTAATGGCTTCTTTTTCTAGTTTTTTTAAGGTTGCCCAACTTTTTATTGTCATTTTTTGGTCATCAATTTTATCATAATTATCTTTATATTCTGATATTAATTCTGATATATTTGTTCCTGTTCTTATTCCTGTTCTTATTCCTGTATAATGCTTAATTAATTTTTCTAAATAATCTAAACTTTTTTCATTATTGTTATGGGCCATTACGTGTATCATATTTTGTTGAGGTTGCCCTTCATAAAAATTTTTTAACTCTTTTATAAAATATTTAGTTTCACAATCTTTTTTTTCTTCAAGAAATTTATCTATTTTGTCTCCTAAAGTTGTAATTTTTTGCTTTTTCATAATTAAATTTTTTTTCATTTCATCTTCTGTTATATCCTTTAATCCATCATTATAAAATTCATTATTTGATAAAACATACACACCATTATTTATTCGATTATAGTCATCATTCTCTTTATTTTTTTGTTCATAAAATATTCGTTCTTCTTTATTATCGTCATTATTATCGTCATAAATAACATTGTACCTATCAAAATTTGTATTATATTTTCCTCTTAAACCTTCATTAACTTTCCAGCACTCGTCCTTTTTACTTTTATCGTCGAATTTTAAGCTTGTCCAAAATGATTCGTCATTTTCCTTCGTTCCTATAATTTTGGTACCATTGATTATACTACTTAAATATGGTATAAAGTTTCCTTTACCCTGTCCGAACATTTTGTCAATCCAATATACATCTTCGTTTAGTTCTACTTTCTTATCGCTATGTTCAATATAAATACTTTCAAAATATTCTTTGAGTAATTCGGGATTCTCCTCATTATCTGGAAAACCTTTTAATGTTAAAGCTATATTTTCCATTGTTGTTTTTATCGTTTTTTTTATGTTTAGTAGTTGAGTTTCATTTATTGTAATACCCTCTAATCCTTTAATAGCATTGTTAATTTCATCCAAACATTTTGTATCATCTTCTGTAAAATACTCTTTTTTTAATTTATTAATTATTGCATTTTTTTCTTTGGTGGCAGGTGTTTCTAAACGTTTATCAACTTCTTTTTCTATACTTTTTGCTATCAATAATCCAGCAAATGCACCTTTGGTATAATCGACTGCTAATTGGGTATCGAATTTTAATTTTTTTTCTGCATCCTTTTCAACCATGTCTTGAGCAGTTTTGTCAATGTTGGCCATATGTGCATCATCCTCTAATTTTTTTGCTGCTGCGTCAATTTCTGTTTCTGTTACTTGTAATTCATCATTTAATTGTTTCTTATATTTTGTTAAATCATCATTAGACCAACCGACCGGATACTGCTTACCACCGGAATCCACTAAATTAGATTGTGCATCCACCATTTTTATTTCAGCCTCAATCTTTGTCTTTTTAGCATCTAAATCGCCCATGTTAGAGTCTTTAAACTTTTCAAATGCACCATCCAAACCTGCACTCTGATGCGGTGAACCGTTCATCACACCTTCTGGAGGTGAAAGTTCTTCACTATTAAGATATTTAATCAATCCGCTTTGTTCGCTTTCTTCTAGAACGTGGTCTTGATTCTTCCCTTCCTCAATCAATGATTGAAAATAGTCGTTACCTTTTAATTCTGCCGGATAGCCATCCACAATGTCATTCGCATCATTGTATTCGTTAATTAGCGTTTCCCGTCGGTTTTTATCGAAGCGATCTTTAGACAGTTCTTCCCATAATGCGTGTTTTTTTTCTGCCAAATCTTTGTTATCATTTAAATATGAATCCTTTTCATTATCCCATTTTTCAAATTCTTTTTTATCGATAATATTGTCTCCGTTGACATCTAGTAGCTCTTTTTTTGCACTTAAATTTGCATCTCGAATTTTTTTTGCGCCGAAACCAAGAGGGTTCATTCCTTCTGGCCAAGAAATGTGTTGTATCAAATCTGCAAGGACATCTGGGTTAAAAACGCTCACAGCTACATTTGCCAAATTTACAGTTTTAACAACTAAAAGGCCACCAACAACAACTAAAATACCGGTTGATAATAAAGTTTTCGCTACTTTACCAATTGGTCCTTTCCAACCACGATAAATGCTTCTTTTAAACTTGTCTAAAAAACCGGTCTTTGTTTCTGTTGTTAGTCCTTCAACTTTTTCATATAATTCAAATGCAACTCTTAAATTACAAAACAATTTTTCAAATGTACCTTCATTCGACGTTTTTTTTCTTAATCTATATTTAAAACATATTTTATATTCACCCTTTTTAAAATCATTACACCTTTCTTTAAAATTAATAACATTTGGGATATTTTTTAAATCATATTTAATATTTCCAAAATTAAATTTATAGCTTAATTCATCTATGTAAAAAAAATGTTCATATATTTTTGTCCAAATGTCTGATCGGGTTGTAGCTTTTCCCAACAATTCATTATAATCTGCATTTATATTATTTATATTCTTTATAATTGTATTCAAAACTTCTTCAGGTTTAAATTCTTTTTGAAACGGAGTTTCTATTATTTTTTTTTCAATATCTTCATTAATTTCGGCAAATAATTTACCCATTGTTTCTTTATCTTCCTTAAAATATTTATAAATTTCTTCGTGACTTGTTTCATCGAAATAAATATTTTTAGAATTATATTTCGCCAATTCATTTTTTTTTTCTTTTGAATGATATTTTTTCATTATTTCTTTTATACAAAGACTAACGCGTGTCTTTTTTTTAAACCATGGTTTTTTACTAATATTATCATAATTTTTGATAGAAATTGTGTTTCTTTTTTCAACTGTTTTTTTATATTCCGGTTCTAATATGTTTTCTTTATCTAATTTTTCTTCAAAAGATTTATCGCATAATAATGCATTATTAACTGTAGAAAATAGTTTAAAATATTCATTAAAATCTTTTGAAATATCAATTTCCTTTAAACCAAAAAATAAGCTATTTTTATTCGAGTTGTAAATATTAGGATTTTTGAAAATACAATTTTTATTTATGTTATCTTTTACTTTATTGGTGCCGCTGTTAAAAATACTCATTGTTATCTTTTTTTTTATAAAATTTTGAAAAGAAGCTTGTAAATGTATAGCGAATATTGTATTTGCTTTCATTACTAAAGGTGCTGGTAAATTATCAAATGTTATTTTATACCATGATTTCAATCCTTGAACTTTACTAATAGGCAATGAATTTTTCACTATATTAGGGAGTTGTTGTTTAGGTTTTTTATCGGAAACACCATACATTTTACCAATTTGATTAAATTTTTTCAAATGTTCATTTAGTTTATCCACATCATTTTGATTTAACTTTTCAATTTTGATATTTTTTTTATATTCTTTTACAAATTTATCTTCTACATCTGGATCTACATCTGGGTTTTCATATAAAACATAATTATCATTTTTTTTAATTAATGTTATTTTTGTTTCTTCTCTGGAATCTGTATCATATCCATTTATACCAAATTTTAATTTACCACCCATTCTTATTGTGTTACCCATGGCAATTTTCATCGCATTTTTCAGTGTCAAATCCGACCTATCATTTTTCATATCGTATTGATGTACGACATTTGCATCATAAGTTAAACTACGCGATGTGTTGTCCATCAAACTTCTTCCTTGCATTTTATAAATATAATTACAATCAGATATTCGTATATTAATTTTTTTTTCATAATTTTCCAACATTTTCTGAAATTTTTGTTGGTTATCCTTGTTTTCACATATAAAATCATCTGAAAAATACATAGTTATCTTTCTTTCCCAATTATAAAAATAAACTTGCTTTTCTTTAATATTGTCCATCTTATTTTTATTTCTATTAATTTTTTCATCGTATTTTTTATTTAAATAATCAAAAAAGTATTTTTCCTTATCCAAAAGTTCTTTTTCACTTTTTATAGTCTTCTCTTCTTCAGACTCATCTTCAGACTTATTTATTTCATCTCTTAATTTATTTATTTCATCTTTTATTTTATTTATTTTTCGATTCTTTTCCTTATCAGAATTATCTTTCATTTTTTTTATATCGATTTTATTAATTTTTTGCACATTACTATCATGATAATATGTTGACCAAGCTTTTATATGCATTTTTAAAAATTTTTCTGGAAACACGTCTTTTAATAGATTTTTTCTTAAATGTGTTGACACTCTTCCGCTTCCTATTCCTGTTTTTCCTATTCCTCTTCTTTTGAATGTAGATTCACAGGCTTCTTTTAAATTAAAATATTTTTTTAACACATTTCCATCGTCCCCAATTTTCTTTTTAAATTTTTGGATTGACATTTCACTTATCATATTATAGTTTTTTATTACCAAGGCACTTTCATCCTTATCAATTTTATTAAAATTAAATAAATCAACTTTTTGTTCATGATTAGGTCCAAAACTATTATTACAATATGGTATTACTTGTTCTAATATATCAAGAGGCATTAAAATACATTGATAGTCAAAGAACATATCCTTCAAAGCATATGGAAACGACTTTTTCTTTCCAAGTGGAAAGGTATCGGCCAGAGTTGACTCCAACTGATATTTCCTCGCGTTTAGGTTTTTTTTAACTTTAAGCATACCATGCCATATTTTTTTAAATAATTTATAAAAGCTGCTTGATTCATACTTTTTTTGGTCTTCTGTTTTTATAATTGTATCACCATATATTTCGTGGCCACATTTTTTTAAAAAAATTTTGACCTTTTCTATTTCAGTTATGCTATTCTTCTTATTCCATTGGTAGTTGAAATTATTGTGATTCTTCGTAAAATTTTTAACACGATTATAAAATTTTTTAAAATTTTGCAAAATCATAATATTATCTTCTTGTTTGTCCTTCCATTCGGAACTATCTTTTTTTTGTCTGGACTTCCATAATGCCTCTTGATATTTTTCGGTTGCTCCACCAATATTCTTTTCAAAGTCTTTCATTATTGTTTCAATAGTGTTGTATATATTTGAATACGATTCGCCAACTTTTTTTATATCTTCTCTTTCTTCTTTTTCTAAAACAATCTTATTTAAATTAATTAATAAATTTTTAATATCTGGTTTAAATTTTTGAAATGTTTTTTGTATGATAATGTCGGAAACAACTTCTATATTTTTTATAATAGCTAAAATTTCATTATGACTAGTATGTAGGCCTTCAAATTTTTCTCCTTTTTCGTTTTCCTCACCATGAAATAAATTTTTAATATCGATAATTTTATTTTTAATATTTTCCATACGGGCACCTCTTGGTTCACCTCTTCTAAAACGATGTGTTATTTCATTTATTTCATTTATTTCATTTATATCTGGTGTTGCGGATTGTGGCAACAATATTGGCAAACTTTTACCACCATCTTCATAAGTATTTGTATTTGAACTTGAAATTTTACTATTAATTGTTTCAGACCAATCATAATGTTCAAACCATGGTATAGTTTTTTTTTCTTCTTCTATTTCTTTTTCTTTTTCTTCTATTTCTCGTTTTTTTTGTTTTTTTCTTCTATAAATATCTGAAATATTTTTTCCGATTTTACCTGAAAGTTTTCCGATTTTTTTTCCGATATTTTTTTTGATTTTAGCGCGAATTCCTTTTTTTTCTTCTTCCTTGTCGTTTGTAGTTTTCATAATATCATGTGTAACATGTCTTAACATAAATTCAGTCTCCGAATTATCATAAACCCCACCATTCTTATTGATAAAATTATTATCATAAATATTCATATCTGTTTGGGTATAATCATCCCACTCCTCATCATCCAAATTTTCATGTGAAAGAAAAAATACTGGGTTGTAAGATTTTACCGCATTTTCAAATGTACTCATATTTGTTATAGAGGCTTCATAATTTTCTCTATAAATAGTAATTGTTCTTCTATACTCTTGTAACCATTCTTTTTGTAAATTTTTTTCCATCCATTTCGAAAAAATTTTTGTTATATCTTTAGTCTCATCTCCCAAATTACCAACACATTTATAACCTATATGCGTTAAAATATCCCCTACTTCTAATCCAATAGCTTCTTCATATGACGTTTCATTATCACCTATCTTCATTTTAATGTTTCTTTCTCCTATATACCTTAAACCATGGGGATTTCCTTCAATAGTTTTAATTTTTGTATATTCCCAATTCGTCTCTTCCTCTTTGGTCGAAACATCAAAAACAGGAATTAATGGAATCTTAAAATTTAAAACATTCGTTTTTTTTGCTATTTCTGGATCTCCAAAAAATTTTGTTTCAATTTCTTTTTGAATCAATGGTAATTTTTTTTTTTTATTTTTATTTTTTATACTACATGTTTGGCAATAATAATCTATATCTCTATTTGGAAATTGTACTCCATTCTTATTGATAAATTCACCTTTATCATTTTTTAAACTATTTATTGTGTCTATAAATATTTTACATTTATTTTCTAAATTTAAAAATTTTTGTTCAATTGAAGTTTTAGAACTTACAAACATTATTGGTTTTATTTGTTTTTCGTTAAATTTGTATATTTGTATTTTGTTAAATTTGTATATTTGTATTTCGTTATATTCTTCCTGTATAAATAACCTTTTTGGCGAACAATTCCTGAAAATGTTTGTGCAACCAGTATTAATAGGTTTTTCTCCTTCATCTGTTAAAATTTTATATGTTCTATTTTTTTCAAAATTTAACTGATGCGCTAAATTTTTTTCTTTTGGAAAATTTGTAAAACAGTCCTCTACAATAGAACCATCTATATTAAAAAATACTTCATCGATTAATAATTTAAAATAGTCTTTTTTTCCAGTAATTTTTGAAGGTATTTTAATATTATCTTTAAAATTAGAATTTAATAATTGCTCCGCTTTTATTATTTCTATCATTTTTTTTATGGGCTTTTCTCTTAATTCATTATAAAATTTATCTAATGCTTCCTTTTTAATATATAAAGTATTTTTTTTTGGTTTTGAACGACCCCATCCTGGAAAACCACCTTCTTGGTTTTTCAGAAATATTGCAGAATTTTCTTCTGTAAATGAAAAATCTTCTATTATTCTACCTTTATAATATACATTTCCTTTATCTGGTTTTTTATTATTTTTTGTTTTGTATGTATATGGAAACCATAAATCATTATTATGGTCGCTAACTTCTTTTTTGTTTTTATCATATTCATCTTGAATTTCTTTTTTTATATGACCTTCGTCTAATTTATGAAAGTTTTCTTTTGGGTAAAAATACAATTCTATTTCATTAGTAAGGGAAGAATATTCTTCTGGTTTAACTAATATTTTTTGACCGTCTTTCGTAGTAATAATAAATGGTTTTTTATCTTTTGGTATTGGTGGTTTTGGTTCATGTAAAATATATTCTTCACCTTCTTTTTTTTTATTACTTTCTTTTATTTTTTTTAGTTTTTCTAATTGTGCCAATCTTTCTTCTAAAATTTTATGTGTGCTTTCTGTTAATTTTTTTGTTGGAATAGGTAGAATTTTTTTTGAATTAAAATCGTTTGATTTACAATAAAGATTTGATTCATCATCTATTTTAAATTTTACAATTTTATCTTTTGGTGGTTTTTTTTCTAATGATAATTTGAAATCGCCATCATTTGGAATGATAGTACCTTCTAAATCACCAAAGTCTATATCATATTTATCACTTAATTTCGTAACACTTTGTTCCAATGTTTTCGAATCATCACCATACATTGCAGTTAGCTTTTCATTATTTTCTTTTTCCTTTTTCCCTTTTTCTTTTAGTTTTTCTAGTTGATTAGTAACTGTATCATTAATAATTTCTCTTATTTTTTTATCTTCCTTAATAATTTTGTTAAAGATTTGTATGTCCATTTTGGGGTTTTTCGCCGCTTTTTTTATTTCTTCCTGTAACTTGTTCTTATCATCTCTAATGATAAAAATAAATTCGCTTTTTAATAGTTTAATTTCGTTAATATGTTTTTCTTGTATTTCATTTTCGTATAAATACTTTATAAAATTATCTTTATCTAAAATAAAATATTTTTCATTGAATTTGCTTTTGGATTTTTTATAACCATAATATTTATCTAATACTAAAAATGTAGAGAGAACGATGGCACCCACTGCACCATATCCTAATACTAATGAACTCGCCATTGTAATTCCTAAAATTGCTGGCACGACAATAGCGGCTGCGGAAAATACTGGAATACTGGCGGCGGCAAGGATTCTATCTGATTTAGTAAGTGGTTTCGTGGCCATTCCTCCCACAAATGTGTCATTTTCTATTTTATAATCATTTTTAACTTTTTTAAGTGTACCATTTTCAAATTCTAATTTAAATAATTTTTTTACGAATTCATTAAAAACTTCTTTTTTTGTTTCATCAGTAATTATTTCTTCTCTCATTGCTTCCATCTGTTCTCCTTTTTTTTTTTTCATTTTTTGTGCGTGTTTTTCTTTAAAAGTCTTTCTTGAACTAATACTTATTAATCCATCCTCTCCCATTAATTTATAATTTATTTTATCTCCGTAACCATTTAAGACTATTTTATCTTTTTTAAACTTTTCAAATTGAAATATTTTTGGTGTTTCAAAATGTGTACCGATATTTGAATCTTGAGAACTTGTTGCTTGAAAATAATCTCCTTTTGATAAATTTTCATTCGAAATCAGTTTTAAATAATATTTACCGTTATATGGCCTTCCTTCCAGTATTTGAGCTCTTGGATACCCTTCCTTCCAATCATCTAATATACCCTTTACTCCTTCCTCATTGACTCTGTTAATCATTAAACTATCGGCTGCTTTTTCTATTTCAGCTGAAGAAATAGGTCTTATCATTGCATTTTCTTCAAATGTCTGGTTTTTTTCAGATGTTTGTTCTTTTTCCAATACAATAATTTTTGTGTCTTTATTCTCAAATTCTATTTGTACTGTATCTCCCCATTTGACTTGATGAACGGCAAATAAATTATACATTTTAGTTCGTTCTTCTTTTGTTTCATTAACTAATTCGGCTCTAACGCGTTTTATGTTGCTATTTGTGATATTCTTCATAATATTTTTTTTAATTTCAGATTCCGTTTCTACTTCTATTTTTTGTTTTTTTTCATTATTTTCCTTTTCTTTTTCTAATCCTTCTGCTCTTTTTTCAAGAATAGTATGTTTTTTTTTTATTTTAAAATCATTATATTCATTTTCTAATTGGTCGATATCTGTAATTTCTTGTTTGTTTTTGTTATATAATTTAAACGGTGCTATTGGTTTTACTGTACTACTTTCATTTTCACCATAATATTTTAAGTAATAAACTTTATCACCCTCCATTTTTATTATGTTACCGTTTTCTGTATAAAAATCTTTCTTCTCACTATTTCTTATTTCCAATGTATCATCTTTTTCTATTGGCGATTGAACAAAATGTTCATTATCGTAATTTATAAATTCATGTATTGTGTTTTTATCATCATTTAACACATAAAAACATATTTTTGCTTTTTTATTTTCGAAATTTTCTAAATTTTCTTTAAAATTTTCATCAATTTTTTTCGATTCTATTACCATTTTTTTATCCATAATTGCTTTATTTTTATCATTAATTTTTTCTAATTTTTTTTTCTTTTCTTCTTCTATTACCCTAACTTCTTTTTTTTCTTCTTCTTGTTTTTTTTCTTTTTTCTTTATACCTTCTATTTTTTCAGAAATATCTTTTAAATCATCAGGCAAATCTGGGTCATTTTTCTTTTCCAAATTTTCGATATGTTTTCTCAACGATTGATTTTCAAGAAGAAGTTCTTTTTTTTCGTTTCCCGGTTCTTCTATTTTTTCTCGTCGTTCTTTAATAATCCTGTTTTTTTCTTTTTCTATAGGTGCAATTTCCTTATTTTTTTCTTCTATTTTTTCTTCTTTATCTTTTATTAATTTTTCTTTTTCTTCTTCTAATCGAAGAAGATTTGTTTCTAATTCTTTTTTTTTTGGGCCATCTTCAGATTCATTTATTTCTTTCATTTTTGTTTGAATTTCTTTATATTTTTCATTTAAATCACCATTAATACTTTGTATTTCAGCATCAAATTTTTTATTTATTAATGTAAGATTTTCTTCAACTTCTTCTAATTTTAAATTTGATTCATCTTTTATATTTCTTATTTCTTGTGTTTTCCTACTAATATCAATGTTATTTTTATCCAATTTTTCATTTTTTTCTACCTTTTCTTTTATATCACCAATTGTATCGCCTATATCTTGTTCGTCAAATACTTCTTCGTCGGCTTCCTTGGTATCTTTGTCTGGACCTGCTTCTTTGTCAGCTTCATAATCACTTAAAAAATCTCCAACATTAATTTTATAAATATTTTCTTCACCGGGTTCTAAACTTATTTTAAAACCTTTTTCACCATCTGAAATTAATTCTAAATTTTCTGTTTTTTTATTATAAAATAAAGTATATTTTTTATTTAAATCAAGATTTTCATCTTTTATACCAATAAAAAAATCTTTAAAATATGTTTTATCATATTCATCTGTTTCTGTTTGATCGTTTTTATCAAAAAAAAATTCGCTTATATCATTCATTGAATTAAAAATAAATGTTTTAAAATTTTTTTTTATTGATATATCTAATTTATTTATTGAAGCAAGTAAATTTGTATCGCCAAACAACTTTAATATATCTGTTTTTTTTTCTTTTTCTCCTTCTTTTAATTCTTTATTTGTATTTTTTAAAAATGTTTCAAAAAATCCATGCAAACCTTGCATTTTTGGATTTATTGCATTACCAACGAACTGACTTTTTTTTATATTTCCTAATAATTTTTCTTTTACTATATTTCTGTTATTTGTATCCTTTGCTTGTCTTTCTCTTTCTCTTCTTTCTTGTTGTCCAACACTACGTTTATTTGGTTTTTTTTCGACATCACCATCCTTTGCATCAGTTGTATCATCTGCATCAGTTGCATCATTTGCATCATTTGCATCAGTTGTATCATTTGCATCATTTGCATCAGTTGCATCATTTGCATCATTTGCATCATTTGCATCATTTGCATCATTTGCATCATTTGCATCAGTTGCATCATTTGCATCATTTGTATCAGTTGCATCATTTGCATTAGTTGCATCAGTTGCATCAGTTGCATCAGTTGCATCATTGGTATCTTCCTTTGTATCATTTGTATCATTTGTATCATTTGTATCTTCCTTTGCATCAGCTTTTGTATCTTCATTTGTAGAAGCTTTTGTATCTTCCTTTGCAGCAGAAATAGCAGTAGCAGCTTTTGTATCTTCCTTTGCAGCAGAAATAGCAGCAGCAGCAACCTTCTTAACATCTGCATCCGTATTATCAGCGGGCATATTATATATAATGATAATACAATATTTTTTAAATTACTAAATTTAACTCAAATATAATAGTGCTTCTTTTTGAATTATCGAAATAATTTTTATCATTTATTACCAAAATACCTTCATTTTCGTACTTAAAAATTTGTGTTTTCTTTGTAATAGTAAATTTTTCAGAATTTATTATAAATTTTTTATTAAATAAATTTATTATTATTTTTTCATTTGCAAATAAGTCTGTAATATTAATTTTTTTTTTATAATAAATATTATTATTATGGTCTATAAAAACATTTTTTTGAATATCAGGGACAATTTTTACAATTAAATCACTTTTAATATCATTTTCATAATCAAAATATAATTCATTATGCCATAAAGGTATAAGATATTCGTTACTTGAAATATCTAATTTAAATATTTTATCATTTAATAAATCTTCTAAAGTAGGATTCAATAATATTATATTATCATTTTTCATTTTTTCTTTTATAATTTTTTTTATATCATCCATAACGCTTTTTTTTATTATATCGTAATCATTTATTTTTTTAAGAAAACTGAAAACTTCAAATGCTCGATTTTTTTCTAAATTTTCAAAAATAGTATATGGTAAATTTTCACATTTATTTAAAATATTTTTTATTGTTGTTTTTATAAAAATTTTTGTCCAATCATTTTTTGGAGGATAATATTTTGTAATTAACTCTTCCAATAAAATATCAAAATTATTTTCTGGTTCTTGTTTAAAAAATCTCTCCTGTCCAGAAATATATTTACACAAAAATTCATAAGATTCTACAACATCATTAAATTTTTCTTTATTACCACCATTTTTATCTGGGTGATATTTTAAACTAGCTTTCAAATAAGCTTTTCTAATTATTTTATATGTTAATTCATGAATTGGTACATTTATTTCTAATATTTTTATATATTTTTTTACATCCATTGATATTAATAATTTAATTTTAATTTTTAATATCAAATAAGTATTAAATATTATTTTTTTTTTGGTTTTCTTCTTGGTTTTCTTCTTGGTTTTCTTCTTGGTTTTCTTCTTGGTTTTCTTCTTGGTTTTCTTCTTGGTTTTCTTCTTGGTTTTCTTCTTGGTTTTCTTTTATTATTTTAATTATTTTAAAAAAGAATAATTCTAAATGCGTTATTGGTCTGTAATTATTATTATAATATTTTAAAAATTTATAATTTTCAAAAACAATGTCATTATAATTTTTTTTATCTATATACTTATTTTTAATTAATTCAAAAATAATTTTGAAAATAGTTTCTTCGAGATTTATATCATAAATAAATAAATCATATATATTATCTCGAAATTTTATAAATTCTAATTTTTTATAATTTATTAAAGTATTATAAATTTTTTTAACAATATTTTTTTTATAAACATCAGTTTGATTATTTTTACTTATAATATCTTTTAAATTATATATATTTGTATTACTGATTTCTTTGTTTTTTGTAATTTTTTTATAAATTGATAAATTTGGTTTTGAAAACGATATTATTTTTGTTCTTTTTAATATTATTGACGGTAAAAAACTAACTTGTTCTGTTAAAAAAATAAAGATTAGATTTAAATTTTTATGTTCTATACTTTGCATATAACTGTAAAAATTTTCTAATAATTCTGTATGTATTTTATGAAAATTTTTACATACAATAATATTATTTATTCTTTGTCTTGAATTACAAACATCCAAAATATGATAATATAAATTATTAAATAATATCTTTGCGTTACAACCCAATAATTCCATATCTATTTCAAAATGTATATCGCTTATTTTAAAAGTATAATCATATTTATTATTGTATTTATATGTAATTTTTCTCTCGTATTTTAATTCTGATGGACTATATCTTTTTATAAAATTTAACATTTGTGAATATTTTCCTACTCCAGATGGCCCATAAAAAATCAAATTTGGAACTTCTGATATATTATTTGATATTGACTGAAAAAAAGGTTCTTTATTTTTATGTATATTGTTTTTTTTTACAGCGTTTATATAATCAACAAAGCTTGTTTCCAAATATTTCATTAATATTATTTGAATTATTTATTTATTATAGTTTTAAATTAAAAACTATATTATCATTTATACGCATAAAAATTATAAAATAATGATTGCATTATTATCCAAAAAAAAATAACCAATGTTATTAAATAATTTTTATTTATAGCTACATTTTTTAATAAGAATATCAAAAATATAATTAATATAAATGTTATTACTAATACGTACAATAAATTATTACAATGTTTTAATAAAAGATGTTTATCTTGAATAATATAACAGCTGATTATAGAAATTGGTAAAAGAGCAACAATTGCTGATAATGCTGGGTTTTTTAAAATATTTGAAGTGTATGAAATTAAAGAAAATAATATTCCACCAAGTAAAAAATGATTAAATAAATTTGGAAACATTATATATTTAAACTTTTATAATAAATTTATTATAAAAGTTTAAATATAAATTAAAAAAAAAATATAATGGATGAAAAATATGATTTGGTAATAGAAAGGTTAGAAGTTTTTAGAGAGAAATTTCCGAATATTGTAAATTTATGGGATGTTTTTTTACAAAAAAGACAAGAAATATTTTTACAAAATTTAAATAAAGCGGAATATTTCTTGAACAACTGTGATAATATTTTGCAAGATGATTTAAAACCTGAAACCATCGCAATTTTATATTTATTTTTTAATAACAATTTAAATGAAACATAATACTATTTATTAGTAAATGTTATTATGTTTAAAAGAAAACCAATTTAATAAAAATTATATTTTAATTAATAATAAAATAAAAAATAATGTTATAAATAATTCATATTTTTATAGAATATATTATGCCAATGATTGTTTTATTTTAAATGGTGTTACAATAGAATTTACTTTAAAAAATATAAATATTGAAAAACATTTTAATAAAATAAAAATAAATTTCAATAAAAGAGATAATCTAAATACAGTAGAAAATTTATTGAGGGTTGAATCAGAATTAATGAATATGTTTAATACAAAAAAAAAAATTTTATTATTAAAAGAACAATTAGAAAATGATTTTATAAAAATAGTTAATAATTATAAAAATATTACAAAACAATCAGAAATAAAATTAATTTTAAAAATTTCAGGATTTTGGGAATCAACTTATGATTATGGTATAACATTCAGATGTTTGAATATAGATTAACCATCTGTAATTTTTTTATTAACAATTATACTTATATTTACAACCATAACACCTAATAAATACGTAAATAAAAATATTGATAACAACATAACGACATTACCACATTTTGGTAACATATCTTCTAATTGTTTAACAATTTGTTTGTTTAAACTTATAAAAAGAAAAATAAAGAGAATTAATAAATTGGAAGCTTTTAAATAAAAAGGTAAATCACCACTACCAACATTACCATCAAATAAACCTTCATTTTTAAATGAAATAACCGTCAAATAAAGTGTTATAAAAAATAAAATAATATTAAAAAATAAATATAACATTTCAATCATACCAATTCCATTTGTCCCGTCACCCTGAACAAAATTACTTAAAATTGTCCATCCCATTAAAACAGTAAAAATAACGTATGCGTATGTATATTTTTGTATTGCCATGGCAAATATAGCACCTGTGCCCAATCCCCAATTCATCGTTTTATCAACATTCGACATAATATATAATTATATGATATTTTTTTATCATATAATTATAAAATTTATAAACTATTTAATATCCATTCCATGTCTATATCTTTCCAAGCTTTCTTTTTTATCGAAATAAATGTTGGTTTTGTCATATTTTCTGTTTTATAAAATACATATGGACCATATTTCCCCTGTCTTACTGAAGCTACATCGCTAATTTTTTTTAATATATTTGATTTACCAGCTACCTTTTTTTCTATTATTTTCTTAACATCATCTAATGTAATTTCTTGTATATTTTTATTTACATATTTTAATGACTTATTTTTACCTTTAAATGAAAAATATAATCCAAATTTACCTTTTTTAATTATAATATCTTCACCCTCGATTTGACCTAAAGTTTTTGCTTTATTTTCATTTATTTGAATAATTTCTTCAATTTTATAACCACCTTTCTTTAATTTTTCAATATCAATATCAGGTTTTACTTTTTTAAATGAAATATTACCTCCTTCCTCACATAATATAACAGGTCCATATTTACCAATAATCCATCTATGTTTTTCATCTATTTTTATACCCTTTTTCATTTTACTATCTCTTTTGTTTGTAGGACTTTTTTCTTTTCTAGAAATATTTTTAATAGCTAAATCAATTTCTTTTCTACAGTCATCGCATAATTTTTTTAATTTAAAATTTCCAGCACTAATTTTATCTAAATTCTCTTCCATGTTTTTTGTATAATCATAATTAAATAAATTATCAAAATATTTATTCAAAAATTCTATAACAATTATTCCAACTGGTTGTATGACTAATTTATTTTTTTCATCACCAAAACTTTTTTTTATTTTTTCTTCTTTAATTTCTTCATCTTTTTTTAACAATAAATTTTCACACTCTATTTTTTTTCCCACTATATTCATTTTTTTTACATATAATCTCTCCATAATTTTTGATACTAAAGATGAAAATGTTGAAGGCCTACCTATTCCATTTTTTTCTAGTAATTGCACCAATCTCGCTTCAGTATAATGCGTTTTTAATTTTTTTATAGTTATTACACTTTTAATCTCTCTATATCCAACCTTTTTACTTTCTTGGAGAGAATTTATAAATTCAAAAATTTCATCATCCTTTTCTATACCTTTCACTATTTCCCACCCAGGAAATACATTTTTTTCACAATTATTTTTATATTTAATATTTTTATGTTTTAAACTATCTGGTGCATCAATATAACTTGATATTACATCATATATTGATGCTTCCATACAACTTTCCAACGCATTCGACCAAATCAAATAATATAATTTTTTTTCCATATCACCTATTTTGGGATTTTGAACGATTTCCTTCAATATATCAGTTGGTCTTATAGCCTCGTGTGCCTCTTGCGCTAAATTGTTTTTATCACTTTTTTTATCACTTTTATCACTTTTTTTATCACTTTTATCACTTTTATCATCAGAGTCTTCTTTTAAAGAAATGTTCTCTAATTTATTACCAATATATTTGCTATTCCATTTTTGATTAATATATTTTTTTGTACTTTCTATAAAATCTAAAGAATATTTTGCATTATCTGTTCTCATATAAGTAATGTATCCATTTTCATACAATGTTTGTGCTAATCTCATTGTTGTTTTTGGAGAAAAATTATAAGTATTACTGGCCTTTTGTTGTAATGTAGATGTTATAAATGGCTTCGGTGGACTCTTTTTAACACGTTTTTTATCATTAACATTCATAATATATTTAAAATCTTTTGATTTTTTTAGAAAATCAAAAGCTGTATCTTTTTCAATAAAAGATTTATTTAATTTATAAAGTATATTTAGGTGTGTAAAGGTCCCCTTTGTTTCATAAACAGTTTCACCCTTTGCTTTTTTACATTCCAAATCATTCTCATAAACCAAATTTAACGCTGGTGTTTGACATCTTCCAGCTGATAGACCTTTTTCAGTATTTCGCGAAATATATTTCCATAACACAGGACTAACTGTAAATCCCACAATTAAATCAAGTATTTGTCTAGCTTGTTGAGCTCTAACTTCATCCATGTTTAATATAGTTGGATTATTTACTGCTTGTAAAATAGCTTTTTTAGTAATTTCATGGAAAATAATTCTTTTCGTAGTTAAAATAGGCAAATTAAATAGTTTGCAAATATGCCAAGCAATCGCTTCTCCTTCACGGTCATCATCTGTAGCTAAAATAACTTCACTAGCTTTTTTTATAGAAGCTCTCATTATATTTACATATTTCTTCTTATTATGAGATACTTTATATTCAGCTTTATAATTATTGTTAAAATCTATACTTTTAAGACCATTTGTAAATTCTCGAAAATGACCAAAACTGGCTATGCATTTATAATCATTTCCTAGAAATCCTTCTATTTTTTTGCATTTTGCTGGAGATTCGACGATGATTAATATCATTAAATATTAAATAATATTAATTAATATTTAAACTAATTCAAATAATGTTTTCAATTTTTATTTACAGGGACAGCTTCTATCGTTACCTCATATTTTGTAGGAGATATAACATTTCTTATATTCGATTGATTCCCTACATTCGATTGATTGCTTTCAGTATAGATATCATAATTTGTCATTTCTTTTTCATGATATACAACATTTTTTCTTTTATATAAAAAAATTCCACAACAACATTTTTTTTCCATATATTACAACAAAAGAAATTCATTTTGACATTCCATCTTAATAACATTAAATGTTTCAATATTAGAAAAAAATAGATTACTTTTTTCAATATTTTTTTTGTCACTAATATATTTGCAACCTTCAATCCAATAACGAACATATGGATATTTTTTATTTTGTTCTTCTACCCATTTTTGTTTATAATCCAATGTACTAAAATGATGCCAATTACCATAATCATATTTATTTATTTGTTTATCATACCATGCTATTCTTATATGAATTCTTATATGAAGTCTTATATTATTTTCCATATAATTATTGTAATCCCAATTCTTTTAAGTAATTGTCCCAAAATGCAATGATTTCGTCATTCGAAATATGTTTTGTTTCTTCAGTATTTTTTTTCCCCGCGTTATTATAACAACGCAAAATCGTTTCATTAAATTCCACATTACACCACGTTGGTTTTATTTTTTCAACTTTACAACAATTATAATAATATATTTTATTCATTGGATTATAATTACTACTTGAAAATTTAATTTGAATTTTATCAATTATTATATTTGCAATCCTTTTTGGAAATGGTTCTTTCAAAAAATTTTTATTTTCATAATTCTTTGGTATAACAATTTCACCAATAAAACTTGGGATATCTCTCGACATTAATCTTTTCGTTGCTGATGATTTTATAGCGCATAATTTACAAAATACTACCGAATCTGTTAAATCTATGAAATCAACTTTACCTTTCAATAATAAATCATGTAAATTATTAAGAATATCAATGATAATATATTCATGTGATTTTACAGCATGATGTGTATATACAGATTTATGTAATCGGTATCTGGTTGTAAATAATGAGAATATTTCATAGTTTAGCTTATAACACCATGCCAATTCATGTGTTTTTTCTTTTGTTTCAACAACTCTAACATCTGTAATTAATCTTTTAAAGTTATTATTTTGCCCTATTTCGCCAATATAAAAGGAATCTCTTTGTATGTAATCTATTTTATCTACATCTAATTGACATTGTTTATTTGCAATAATTTGGTAATACCATTTATTTACATTTTTTTTTGAAGGGTTTATTATTTCACAAATAGTTCCAAATTCTTCTTCACTAATACCTAATTTATATTTTTTTATCATATTTTTAAATATTTCACATCCTCGTTCTTCATGGTCTTTTTCCTCTTTCGAAATAATATAATTATCCCATAAATGACTGAAAGGACCATGACCTATATCGTGAATTAATCCGGCTATTTCAATTAAATCAATATCCCTCTGCGAAATATTTAACTCTGGTTGATTTTTTTTTATGTTTTCTATCATTGTTTTACCAAGATACGATACGGCAATACTATGTTCAAATCTCGTATGAGTTGCACTTGGAAAAACATAATTTGTTGCACCCAATTGTTTTAAATCTCGCAATCTTTGAAATTCAGGGGTGTCTATAATTTTTTGAATATTTTCACTTATTGGTATAAAACCATGTATTGTATCATATATTTTTTTTACCTTCGCCATGTTTTTTATTATTTGTTTTTATTATTTGTTTTAATTAAAACAAATAATAAAACATAAAAAATCAATTTATTAATCACCATTCATTTTCTTAAATTCATTCCAACTAATAGACTTTGCTTTTCTACTTTTTACCGGTTTCTTTTTTTTTTTTTTATCTAATTTATTACCTTCTCGCATAGCACTATCTATATAAATTTCTTTTAAAACCTTTCCAACTTCAACACTTGCTTGATGTTGGTCGCATTCACCTTCTTCTATTTTTTCCAAAACCAGTAAAAATTTATTAAATAGATTCAAATCTATATTATCTTTATAAATTTTATTGAAAATATTTGTATAATTTTTATATAAGAAAGAGCAATGTTTTTCTACCATATTGCGTAAATTTTTTTCCTTTAATCTATTGTATTTTTTTTTTAATTCTATCATTTTAGTAATATCTTCCCTAATTATTTTACTATGTTTTAATTCTCTTATTTTATCTGTCGTCGATTCATATTTATATTCTTTTACTAAATTTTTCAAATCTATACTTTCTGTTTTATTCATTAAAATATTTATTTATTTTGTTTTTATATTTATATTTATATAATATATAATGGTTGCTCAAAAAAAAATACGAAGACAAAACAGTCGAAGACAAAACAGTCGAAACAGACGAAGACAAAACAGTCGAAACAGACGAAGACTAAATAAACAAAACAGACGTATGATAGGAGGTGCAGTTGAATTAAATGAAGTCGAAGTTAATAATTCTGGTTGTAGTACAGCAAATGAATGTTCAACTCAACAAATTGAGAAACAGTCAGCCGGTGCTGAAAAACAAATAGAAATGAGAAATCAAGCAGGAGGTGATTCTCAAAAAGTTACAGCACAAGTTGTAGAAGGTTCTACTGGGGAAGATGCAGCTTTACAAGAACAGATACAACTTACAGCATACCAAGGTCAAGCGCAAGCCGAGTATGACAAAAATGCTGGAACCAGTGGTGGTAGAAGAAAACGTAGAAAATCAAAAAGAAAATCAAAAAGTAAAAAACGTAGAAAATCAAAACGTAGAAAATCTAAACGCAGAAAATCTAAACGCAGAAAATCTAAACGCAGAAAATCTAAACGCAGAAAAAGCCGCAGAAAATAATCCCAATTATTTATTTAAAAAAATTTATTTTTTTTAAATAAATTTTTAAATAATAAAATAATTGTATATTTTAATAATACCCAATGAGTTATTTTTATGATGTAATGTCTTCATTTTTAATAATATTAATTTTTGGTATAATATTTTTAGGATTAATTATAGCGGCGATGGCCAAAAATATAGAAAAAAATTGGCCCAAATATAAGTGTAATCCGATAGTAATTCCAATGGCAGGATATCTTGGAAAAGATGCTATTAAAAACTTTACAGAATGCATTGGAGATATCCAAGGTGGTTTTATGGGAATGTTTTTAGCACCATTGAGATATGTTATGACTATTTTAGCTGGATTAGGAGCAACAATAATGGAGTCTGTTGAAAATATTCGTGGTATGTTTAATTCTTTAGTTAATAGTATTTTAGATATGTTTGGCTCTATTTTAGGTATATTTTTAAATATAGGTATAACATTCCAATTACTAATGGGAAATGTAAAAGATTTAATAATGAAAATGGTCGGTATTCTATATACGCTTGGTCTTTTTATTAGCGCTGCTACAATTACAGCAAAAAGTGCAAATGCTGGACCAATCGGTACATTAATTGATGTTTTTGGTTGCTTCCCAAATGATACAAAAATAAAATTATTAAACGGAACATATAAAGAAATGTCGAAATTAAGTTTAGGGGATAAATTAGTTTCAGGTGGTAGTGTTCATGCTATATTAAAGGTAAAAGGCAATAAGATAAATCCTTATTATAAAATTTATAGTAATGAATTAAAAGATTATATTTATGTTACTGGTGACCATTTAATAAAAGATAAATCAACTGGTGAATTTATTCCTACAAAACAATATAAAGAGGCAATTAAAACAAAACAATGGGATAATGAAATGAGTTGTTTGGTTACAACAAATAATTTAATACCTATTGGGGAGTATATTTTCTGGGATTGGGAAGATTAATTTTTATAATATTATCCTATTACTATATAAATGAATAATATTAACAAATTAAAGAAATTATTATTATTAATGGAAAAACAAAATAATTATTTTTATATACATGGTGGTGATATTTTGTTTTCATTTTTTACATTAATAATAGTATGTGGTGTATTTACATATCTTTCTTTAAAAAAAAAACAAAAATATTATAAAAAAAACTGGCCCAAACATAGATGTGACCCATCAATTACACCATTTGCTGGATTTTTAAACCCACCACCCGGAAGTAATTTCAAAGAAAAAATGGATTATACTGTTAAAAACTATGCAATGTGCAATATGAATATTTTGCAATCAAATGTTGGGTTATTTACAAAACCAATGGCTGGTGCTCAAAATATGATAGCTTTTTTAATGTTAATTGCTTTATCTGCATTAGATTTTTTACGTAATATTTATAATATTATCAGAGATGCTCTAATGAATATTATTTCAAATTTATTTGGAAAATTTGCAAATGTTATGATTCAAATGCAATTATGGTTAGCAAATTTAAAAGATACATTGTGGAAAATTGCTGGTACATTTTTGAGTTTTTTATTTTTTGGAGTTGGTTCATTATATACGACTTTATCACTATTAAATAATTTAGTGGCTGTAATTTTAATTATTTTGGCAATAATAACAATTGTTTCTTTATTTTCATTAGGTCTCATATACATAGTTCCGTGGTTAGGAATACCTTCTTATATTACTTGGTCTATAACATATTTAACTGTATCTGTTCCTTTAATTGTTGTTGCTATTTTTGGTGCAGTTATTAATGATGCAGCAAAACAGCAACAGTGTGATGCAGACCCAAATTGTTGTTTCCATTGTGATACAATTGTAAAAACAGAAAGTGGTCTTATAAAAATGAGTGATATTGTAATTGGTGAAAAATTAGAAAATGATAATATTGTTCATTCAATAATGAAAATAACACCAAATGAACCATTATATAATTTAAATAATATATTGGTTTCGGGTAATCATTATTTTTATTGTAAAAAAAATGGTTACATAAAAGTAAAAGAATCTTCTGATTCTAAAATAACAGATATAAAAACTGATTATTATTATTGCTTAATTACGTCAAAAAAAGAAATTATTATAAATAATATAAAATTTTGCGATTGGGATGATTTGGATATTACAGATATTATGCAAATAAAAAATATGTTTGATATTGATAAAGTTGAAGAATTAAATGAAACATTCAATACATGTCTTCATCCAAATACAATTATTTATTTAAAAAATAAAAAAAATAAAATAAAAAATAAAAAGAAAATAAAAAATATTAAAATAGGCGATGAATTAATAGATGGGAGTATTGTGGAATGTATTATAAAATCAAAAGAACCAAAAAATATTATAGAATACAACATTGATAACAAAACTATAATTGGAAAAAATATATATTTTTCAAATTTAGGAGATTTTAATAAAATTAAAGAAGAAACAATCCAAACAAACGAAAAGTTGATTTATTATTCAATCATAACTAATACTGGAATTTTAAATATTGAAAATATTGAAATAAAAGATCATAATTCAGTTTTTGATACAATTATTGATAGATTCAACAGAAACTTTTAATATTTTAAAATAATTTTCTCAAAATTATTTTAAAATATATAAATTATATTATCTTTCTAGAATGTATAATAATGAAACTTTTTGGTTATAAATGTAGAGTAGAAGTTATAGTAGTATGTATTATTCTTGGTATATTTATTGGAGTTAATACTATGTGTGGTTGTTCTTGTGGGAAAAAAGAAGGTTTTGTTTCACCAAGTAGGTCAGCACAAGTAAGTGATAATGGTATGAGCATAGGTGTTCCAGGGCAAAATACAGGCGACGAAAGTTGGAGAAAACATATGCCAAATAATTCTGAAACTCAAATGAATACGAATGATACACAAAGCATGTCATTTTTTGCTAACACTTCGTTTAAACCTGATTGCTGTAGTTATTCTTCTTATAGTGGTAGTGGTGGTTGTGCGTGTATAACATCGGAGCAATCTACACTTTTGGGAAATAGAGGTAACAATTGTAGTGGTAGTGATTGCACTATTTAATTATTTTTTAGATTTAATTTACATTTATCACAAAAAATAATAATTTGACTTCCTTCGCCATATTTATTATCAACGTAATCTTTAATCCAATTGTGTTTGCATTCTTTTCTTATTATTTTTTCAGTTTCTTTCACTAATTCTCTTAATTGTAAAATATCTTGTTCTTTTCGCCATAATTCAGTTGTTAAAAATACTCTATTTTTTATAAGTGCCGACAATATCATTATAACTTAATATAGATATTTTTTTAATATTTTTTTTTTAGAAAATATTAACAAAATATTAAAAACTTACATTTCTGTAAATTCTTTGGTATGCAACTTAATACATTTTACATAATTTATTTTTTTTATATATTCAAAATTTGTACCACTACCCATACCTGTACCTTCTATTTCAGCATAATTTTTTACGTAGTCTGTAGTTGAATCTGTTATTGTATCAGTTCTGTCATCCATTAAAATATTCCCAGTATAAACATTACTAATATCTGTATTATATTCATTATTATTCTTTATTATTGCGCATTTATTTTCACTAAATTTTTCAACATCATAATTACTACTTAAATCTGCGCTAACACATTTACCATTTTGATAATAATCGAAATATCCTTTTGTTAAATTTATAAGATTTGAATGATTATTGACTTTAGTGATTTTATTTCCTTTTATACAAGTTATTTTATTTTTTGTAGGATTATTCGATAAATCATAGAACAAATTAAAATTTCTTTTCCTTTCTATGTATTCTTTAGCTGTTTTATTTTGATTACTATTTCTAAATATATTCATATATATGTATAATAAAGATAAATTAAAATATAATAATTTATTATATTTAAATGGATAACTTAAATTATGATTTGGACAATTATTCGCAAAATGATTTGTGTGATATGTTTGATATTAAAGTAGATGAAAATTTCGATAAAACTATATTAAATAGTAATTACAATAAAATGATTACAAATGTGAAAAGTGAAGTTCATATACCAGATAACGAAAAAGGTAATATTTTAAAATTTTTAGATAAAGCTTTCAAAAAATTACTAGAAAAAGATTCTGAATATAAATTAACAGAAGGTAATTTTATGCCAAATTTAGAAAAAAATGAAATATTTTCTAATGAAAAACCAGTTATAAAAAAAGTATTCAAAAAAGAATTAACTTCTTTAATAAATCCCATTAAAACGAGATATGTCACGAAATTATTAAATATTAATACTTTATTCAGAAAAAATTATTATATGCAAAAATCAACTGATTTTATCATTGATTTACCAGATACATTGAAAAATGTAACTAGTATAACACTATGTAATACTGAAATACCTAATACTATTTATTCCTTTTCTTCAGAAATAGGGACAAATGAATTTACCATTGAAACATATAAAGATACATATACTGACAAAAAAAAAAAAACTGTACGTATTAAAAATGGTAATTATTCTGCAAAAGAACTTGTAGATTATTTAAATACATATATATTTTCAAAAGATACGTTTAAAAGAATTGCATGTAATTATGATAATATTACAAAAAAAATATCATTTTTTAGAGATAAAAGAGAAGATATATCGGGGGGTGTTGGTAACACAAATAATCTATTTTTCAATATTGATTGGAGATTAAAAGATAAACCCGACCGTTCCATACAACTTAATATGGGTTGGATTTTGGGATTCAGAAAAGAATACTATTCATACGAAGAAGACTATGTTGATGTTAGCTGTGTTTCTTTTGATAAAGGTGAGGGATTTGAGGCAGAAAGTTGTTTTCAAAATTTAAATGGACAAAGATATATTTTTCTCTCCATTGATGATTACAATAAGAACTATTCAAAAATGTTATTTTCACCATTCGAAGATTCTGTTATTAATGACAACAACATATTTGCTAAAATAAACAATGATTATGATACCTTTGATTATAAGAGTGATGCTGGTGGTGATTATCAATTCAAAAGGCAATACTTTGGTCCTGTAGACCTTATGAAATTGCGCATAAGATTATTAGACGAATATGGTCGTGTTGTTTCGCTTAATAATGCTGATTATTCCTTTACTCTAAAAATCGAACAACTTTACAACTTAAATGCTAACGAATAAACTACTTTTGGGAAAAGTAGGACAAAAAACTATACTTTTAGGGGAAAATAATAAAAATATATATATATGAATAGTTGTGGAAATTGTAGAAAACCCCGCAAATCTAAAAGACGCAAATCTAAAAGAAAATCTAAAAAACACAAAACTAAACGCAAATCTAAACCCAAAAGAAAAAGAAAAACAAAACGCAAAACCAAAAGACGCCATAAGAAAAGAACAAGAAAAACGAAAGACGGTAAACCAGATATAATTTCAAAAGCACTAAAACGAGCACGAAAACGAGTCCAATGGACAGTATTACCAAAGAGTGGTAGATGCCCAAAAGGTTATAGAAAGAATACTCCACAACGAACCAGCGGCAGAATATTTTGTATATCTAAATAAAACATCAAAAAAATAAATAAAAAATTTAAATTTTTTTATTTTTATTTAATTTTTTGTCCTACTTTTCCCAAAAGTAGAGGGGTTATAGGGGGTTTCCCCCTACATGTACATACCAAATGGAATAGCATCTTTATCATTTTGTTTAATTAATTTATCAACTATTTCATTGGTTACTTCAAAAGGAAATTCAACATTAATGAACTCTTCTTTTTCAAATAAACTTGTGTCCTTTTCCATTAAACGGAATAAGTTAATTTTGCTATAAATAATTTCCAAACACCTTTTTAAATTACGCACACCTTTCTCTTTACCAGTTAATTTATCAATAATGTATTCAAAAACACCTTCTGCAAATGTCACCTCACCTTCTTTAAAATTAATATTTTTTTCAATACTTGGAATCAAATAATCCTTTGCAATCACATTTTTATCTTTTTTATCATATCCTTTTGTTTTAATTTGATACATTCTATCTTTTAAAATGGCATTTACTTTATCTTCATGATTATAACTAAATATAAATAAAGCTTTACTTAAATCAAAATCTAAATTCGAAAAATATTTATCATGGAACTGTGAATTTTGCGTTGTATCTACCAAATGTGTTAAAATACCAATGATTTCTTCACCTTTTGGTGTATTACTTACCTTATCTAATTCATCAAAGTAAAACACGGGGTTCATACATTTTTTATTAATCAATGTATCAACAATTTTCCCCCAAATACTACCTTCATACGTATATGAATGTCCCTCCAAATAACTACTGTCTGTAGCACCACCCAGTGGTATGAAAGAGAAAGGTCTATTTAGAATTTTACTAATTCCTTCTTTTACGAGAGTGGTTTTACCAGTTCCCATGGGACCTTGAATAGCAATTGCAGTACCGACCGCATTTGGATTACTAATCCAACCGCCAATCATTTGCATAATTTGCATTTTTGCATCATTTAAACCATAAACACATTCGTCGAGAATTTTTTTTGCATTTTTCATAAAATCTTGACTTTTCTTCAAACCATCTTCCAATTTTATAGGTAAAGAAGCATATTTTCCAAAAGGAATATTCATAAAAGTTTCCACCCAGAGTTTATTTTTATAATAATCACCGGTACTCGGATCCATCATGGATAATAAATTAACTTTTTTCATGGCAATTGCTTTAATTTCGGGTGCAATATCTGATTCAATTAATGAAATTTTATATGGTTTTTTAACTGTAGAAACTTTATTCATTTCAATTAAATTTTTTAATATATTTTTTTGTTCTTTTATTTTCATGTTTTTAAAATAAGAGAAATCGTTTGTTACATTTTTTTCCCGAAGAAGTTTTTTTAATCTTTCTACGTTAAGTGTCTTTTGTTTTTTTTCTTTTTTTTTATTAATATTACCATATTCTTCTTTTAATTCTTTTTCATAATTTTCAATTTGTTTATCATATTTATTTGGATTTGATTTTTTTAATAAAATTAATTGTTTTATATCTTTTGGTATTTTATTAATTTCTTTTTCATTATATTTTTCAAGAATAATGTTATCTCTTACTCTTATTAATGGTTCAAATTCTTCATTTTTTAATTTAATATCATAAAATTTTCTATTTTTATAAATTTTTGTAATTATTCCAATATATTTTTTTTCCCAATTTCTTTTTTTTACTTTTACTTTATCTTTTACTTTTAATTTTTTTAACATTGTTTTTCTTTTATTTTCTTGTTTTGAAAGTTTTTCTTCTTCTTTTCTCATGGCTTTTTCCCATTCTTCTTCGGTTACATCATCTATATTTTTTTGATATATTTCTTCATAATCTGTATCAACTTCTGTATCAACTTCTGTATCACAATCTTCTTCATTATATTCTTCATTTTCATATTCATCTCCAAAAGTATAAACAATGCTAAATTTTGCTGGGTTCATCATCATATTATCAAATTCATCTTCTTCTTCTTCTTCATCGGTTGGGAATTTATAAGTATCTCTTATTACTTTCTTCTTTTTTTCACTTTTATTTTTTGTTTTCTTTGTTTTCTTATTTTGTTTATTATTTTTTGCACTTTTTTTTATTTTATCAAAAGCGGTTTTTTTTACGTTTTTTTTTATTGCCTTTTTTTTCATTTTTTCATTCTTAATTTGTGAAGATAAATATGATGATGGAAATAATGAATTTAAAAATGTCTTATATTCTTCAGAATCATTTAATATTCCCATTTCATCTGTTTCATCTGGGATATAGTCACTATCACCATCACTATCTGAAAAAACAAGTTCTTTTTTTGCTTTTGTTTTATTTTTTTGCATTGATTTAGGAGAATTTTCATCATCGCTCATTATTTAATATTCAAATATATAATATATTTTTTAAATGAATTTTTAAATCAATTTTAAAAATTATAAAATTGATTTAAAAAATATAAACTAAATATTCTATTATAAATATAAAGGATGTTTAACAATGATACAACCAAAATTAAATCTTCTAAAATTATTGGTGTTCAATTCAGCGTTTTAAGTCCAAATGATATTAGAAAAGGAAGTGTTGCCGAAATTAACACAAGAGATACATATATAAATAATAAACCGGTATTAAATGGGTTGTTTGACCCAAGAATGGGAGTAATTGAAGCGGGATTAATTTGCCCTACGGATGGATTAGATTATATTCAAACACCCGGATATTTTGGACATATTGAATTAGCTAGACCAGTATTTTATATCCAATATATCAATACTTTAATAAAAATATTACGTTGCATTTGTATTAAATGTGGTAAATTAAAATTAAGTAAAAAAAAATATGATTTCCTTTTAAATAAATCACCTAAAAAAAGATGGGATTTTGTTTTTAGCCATTCTAGTAAAATTAAAAGATGTGGTGCTGAAACAGAAGATGGTTGTGGGTGTAAGCAACCTAAAAAAATTTATAAACAAGATCTATCAGAAATTTATGCTGAATGGGAAAATACTTCTGGAATTAAAAATAATGAAGGTGATGTTAATAATAAACCTACAATTAAACTAACGGCTGAAACGGTTTTAAGGATTTTTAAAAGAATAACAAATGAAGATATTACATTTATGGGATTTAGTCCTGTTTGGTCTAGACCAGAATGGTTTATATGTCAAGTATTAGCAGTTCCTCCACCGGCAGTGAGACCTTCCGTTAAACATGATTCTCAACAAAGAAGTGAAGATGATATTTCACATATTATTGTAAATATTATTAAAGCAAATAAAACATTACAAGAAAAAATTCAACAGGGTGCTCCTGCAAAAGTTATTGAACCATGGACAACAGTTCTACAATATTATATTGCTACAATGATTGATAATAAAATACCGGGTTGTTGTCCAGTTGCTCAACGTTCAGGAAGAGCTTTAAAGTCTATAAAAGAAAGACTTGTTGGAAAACAAGGAAGAGTAAGAGGTAATTTACAAGGAAAAAGAGTAGATTTTTCCGCACGTTCTGTTATTTCACCAGATGCCAACATAAGTATTAAAGAATTAGGGGTGCCTTTAAAAATTGCAAAAAATATTACATTTCCAAATAAAGTAAATAAAAGAAATAAAAAATATTTAACAAAATTAGTTTTAAATGGTCCTGAAAATTACCCAGGGGCTAATATTTTAGAAAGGAAAAATGGTGATAGTATATCTTTAAGATATGTTAATAGAGAAACATTGGAATTATACGAAGGTGACGTTGTTCATAGACATTTGATTGATGGTGACCCTGTATTGTTTAACAGACAACCAACACTTCATAGAATGAGTATGATGTGTCACATTGTAAAAGTTATGAAAGTTGGAGATACATTTCGTATGAATGTTGGTGATACAAAGCCGTATAATGCTGACTTTGATGGTGATGAAATGAATATGCATGGCCCACAAAGTGAAATGGCTCAATGTGAATTACTTGAATTAGCAGCTGTTCCATATCAAATAATCAGTCCAGCAAATAATCAATCTATTGTGGGTATTTTTCAAGATTCTTTACTTGGTTGTTATAGATTTACAAGGAAAGACATCGTTTTTAATGAAAGAACAGCTATGAATTTATTAATGTACAATAAAAATATTGATTTAAATATTTTTAAAAAAGCATCAATTGATAGTTTTGATTTATTATCGCAAATTTTACCAGCTATTAATTGTAAATTTCCAAATAAACAATTTTCATCTGACGAAGATAGAAAAACTAGCAATAAAATTATTGAAATTATAAATGGCAAATACAAAAGAGGTCAAATTGATAAGGGTGTCCTAGGTGGTAAATCAACTGGTTTAATATTATCAATATTTAATGATTATGACCACAAACATGCAACCTCATTTATAGATGAATTACAATCTATTGTTACAGAATATATGAAATTATCGTCTTATAGTGTAGGTATTCATGATTTAATTGCAAACGATGAAACAAATGATAAAATTTATAATGCTGTTTTAAAAAATAAAGAAAAAGTGAAAAAAATAGAAAACCAATTACATTTTGATGTATTCGAAAATAATTCTGGTAAAACAAATAATATAGAATTTGAAACTCAAGTAAATTCTATATTAAATAAAGCACAAGAAGAAGCAGGCAAAATTGGAAGAAAAAGTTTAAATTCTGATAATAGATTTGTTATAATGGTTAATGCCGGTTCTAAAGGAAATAATATTAATATTGTTCAAATGATTTCTTGTCTAGGACAGCAAAACGTCGATGGTAAAAGAATTCCATATGGTTTTGATGATAGAACTTTACCACATTATACAAAATATGATGATTCTCCTGAAGCTAGAGGATTTGTTGAAAATTCTTTTATACAAGGATTAACACCAGAAGAACTATATTTCCATGCTATGGGTGGCAGAACAGGATTGATTGATACGGCTGTTAAAACCAGTTCTACTGGTTATATTCAAAGGCGTCTTATTAAATCTTTGGAAGATTTATGTGTAAAATATGATATGTCTGTGAGAAATAATAAAAATAAAATCATTCAATTCAAATATGGTACTGATTGCATTAATACCATGAAAGTTGAAAATATTAAATTACCTATAGTTTCCATGTCAACCGAAGAAATTTATTCACATTTCCAAATTCCAAATTCAAAAGACATTAAAAATTTTATGATTTCAAATTATAATAAAGATACTCAAAAAAGATTTAAAAAACAAAAAAAAGATTTAATTAAAAAAACAAAAAATATACTAAAAATGATGATGAAAAAAAGAGATGAAATTGCAAAACATGTTTTTAATAATGAAGATAATATTAATATTTATATTCCTGTAAATTTTTACAGATTAATTAATAATGTTCAAAATAATTTATTTATAACCAACAATAACATTGTTGATATTACACCTTTAGAATTATATAATTTAATTGAAGAAAAACTAAAAAATATGTCAAATAATATTTATGTTCAACCTTCAGAATTATTCAAAGTTGCATGGTATTATTATTTATCACCAAAAGATTTATTAACCATAAGACGTTTCAACAAAAAAGCTGTCATCCATCTTTTAAATATCCTCGAATTCAACTACAAAAAATCCATCGTTAATCCCGGTGAAATGGTTGGTATGGTCGCTGCGCAGAGCATCGGCGAACCAACGACTCAAATGACTTTGAATACGTTTCATTTTGCAGGTGTAGCTAGTAAATCGAATGTTACTCGTGGTGTGCCAAGGATTGAAGAAATTTTAACATTATCGGAGAATCCAAAAAATCCGTCTATTACTATTAAATTAAAAGCGGAAGACGAAACAAAATTGGAAAAAGCACAGGAAATTAAATATAACCTGGAATATACTAATTTAAGAGATATTACTGAAGTGGTTTCAATATGTTTTGACCCAAATTTAAATTCGACAAATATTTCAGAAGATGAAAAAATAATAGAAGAATATTTGGAATTTGAAAAAATGATGGAAGATTGTGGGGTTGATAACGAATATTCGGAAAATGATAAATTTTCGAAATGGATTATAAGATTTGAATTATCAAAAGAAAATATGTTGGAAAAAAATATATCAATGGATGACATACATTTTGCTATTAAAAATAGTCTTAAAAATAAAATTCATTGTGTTTATAGTGATTTTAATAATGACAATCTTATTTTCAGAATAAGAGGAATTAATCTATCGAATAATAAAAAAAAGACATTAGACCAAGGTGATGAAATTCATATTTTAAAAAATCTTCAAAATAATATATTAAACAATATTATTCTTCGTGGTATTAAAAAAATACCGAAAATTATTATTAGAAAAGTTACAAATGAATTAACATTAAAAAATGGCAATTATGTTAAAGAAGAAAAATGGGTTCTTGATACAGTTGGCACAAATTTAATTGATGTTTTGGCTGTAGAAGAAATTGATTCAAATAATACAATTACAAATGATATACAAGAAGTATATAGAACATTGGGTATTGAAGCTGCAAGACAGGCAATCTTAAACGAACTCCAGGAAGCCATTTCATTCGATGGAACATACATTGATGACCATCATCTTACGATGTTGGCTGATAGAATAACAGCTACAAAAAAAATGGTTTCTGTATTTAGACATGGTATTAATAATGATGATATTGGTCCTATAGCAAAAGCCAGTTTTGAAGAAACTCCAGAAATGTTTCTTCGTGCTGCAAGACATGCTGAATTAGATTTAATGACTGGCGTTTCTGCCAATGTTATGGTTGGGCAAGAAGGATATTTTGGAACAGGTTCATTTCAAATTTTATTAAATTTAAAATCATTATTAAGTGAAACATCAAAAATTAAAGAAAAACAATTAGAAAAAGAAGAAAATATTGATGAACAATTAATTATTGATTCGGTTAATGACCCATGTAGTAAAGAAAAAATTATAATAGAATCAAATATCGAAGATGATAATGTAATTAATTCAGGAAATATTGCCGATGATTATCAAATAGATTTCTAAAAAAATAAATTAAATTAAAAATAAATAAAATTAAATAAAATTATTTTTATTTATTTTTTTTATTAACATTATATAATGTTAATAAAAAAAATAATTAATAATATTAAAACAGAAAACGATATTAAATTTATTTCAAATAGTTTCATTTTATATGACGATACGTTGGGTAATAATTTAAAATCAGATATAAATTATTTTAATAATATTATTATAAAATATAATTTATATTTTGAAGAGAAAACAATTATTGAAAATTTATATTTAAAAGCAAAAAAAATAAAAAACACTTTAGAACGATTTGTAAAAAATTTTAAAAAAAAGCTATATAAAAAGTATGAATTTGACAAAGATTTAAGATTTATACCTTTAAAAAACTACAATAATAATGAAATTGTAGAAATAATTGAAAATAAAACAATATATTCTTTTAGAATTTTAGATTTAATTCATCTTTTAAAAATTTCACTTTACAATAATGAACACATGTTTCCAATACCTTTAAAATTAAAAAATCCTTATACTAATATTTATTTTAAAAAATATAATTTATATAATATTTTAATAGCTTTCAATAATACAAATTATATATTACCAGAAATAGTATTAAATTACTATAAAAGTAACTTTGATATAATTAAATTTAAATTAAAAGCTTATCCTCTTTTGAAAGAATATGCTATTGATAATTATTTAAAAAATGGATATATTAGTGAATTATATGATTATATTATTACTTTATGTCATGATTTTAGAAAAGAAACAAATTATGTATTAGTTAAAACGCGTATAAGTATTTTTAAAAAAGCTAAAATGGTTGATATTTTCAAAAAAACTTTAATTTTTTATTTAAAAAAAAAATATTTATCAAATCCATTGAAAAAGGAATATTTTGAAAATAAATGTTTAATTGAATTAAAAAAAATTGTTAAAAAACACGGGTTTAAAATAGAATTTTTACATTTAAACAACATCCAAAGTATAAGATATGAAACGAATGAATTAATTAATGAGTTAAATACTTTGGATATTATACGAAATACTGCAATTTCTACACCACCTACACCACCTACACCACCTACACCACCTACACCACCTACACCACCTACACCACC